TCCTACAGTATAATTCGGTGGTCCTACTGGTCCAACAGGATCTTATTCAACGGTGGTAGGTCCAACAGGACCTAGCGTAACTGGACCCACCGGTGCTGCTTCGACGGTAACTGGTCCAACAGGAGTAACTGGTCCAACAGGAATTCAAGGTTTAACTGGCCCATCCGGACTCAAGGGACCAACAGGTCCAACTGGTGCTGCATCGACCGTAACTGGTCCTACAGGACTCGGATCAACTGGTCCCACTGGCGCAACAGGAGCGGCATCGACTGTAACTGGCCCCACAGGAGCTTCTGGAGCTGATTCTAATGTTACTGGCCCGGCTGGTAATGTCGGTCCAACCGGCCCTGCTGGTATTCGAGGATTTGACGGTCCTACTGGCCCCACGGGTTTGAACGGAACTGACGGTCCAACAGGTGCTCCTGGTCCAACTGGATTGCGCGGATTTGATGGAGCAACAGGCCCGACTGGAGCTGGAGATCCTGGTCCAACTGGACCTACTGGCTCAGTTGGTCCTCCTGGACAATTTGGTGGCCCGACTGGTCCTACTGGTGCCGACTCAACTATTACAGGTCCGACAGGAGCTGCTGGTGTAACTGGCCCAACAGGAGCAACAGGAGCTACCGGTGCTGCATCGACCGTAACTGGTCCAACTGGACCTAAAGGTGCTACTGGCCCGACTGGAACAACAGGTGGATTTGGTGCAACCGGTCCTACTGGAGTTATAGGAGCAACAGGACCTACTGGAGTAACTGGACCGACGGGATCTATTGGACTCACTGGAACAACTGGCCCAATGGGACCTACCGGTGTAACTGGCCCAACAGGATCTATTGGTATGACTGGTCCTACGGGCCCGAGCGTGACTGGTCCTACTGGTGCTGCATCTCAAGTTACAGGCCCAACTGGCCAAACTGGACCCAGTGTAACTGGTCCAACAGGATCAACCGGTCCTACTGGTGTTGTTGGTCCTACTGGAGCTGGTAGCGGTCCGACTGGCCCAACAGGAGCTGCAAGCTTTGTCACCGGACCAACCGGTCAAACAGGCCCAAGCGTTACAGGCCCAACAGGACCTACAGGAGCTGCATCGACCGTGGTGGGTCCGACGGGTCCAAGCGTTACAGGACCAACAGGATTAACAGGTGCTACTGGACCTACCGGTATGACAGGACCAACTGGGCCTACAGGCGCGACCGGTAATGTTGGAGCAACAGGCCCAAGTGTAACTGGACCTACTGGTGCTGCATCTCAAGTTACAGGACCAACAGGACAAACAGGCCCAAGCGTTACCGGCCCGACAGGTACTACTGGTCCGACTGGATCTACTGGGCCAGTTTCAAGCACACCAGGACCAACCGGGCCAGGTATCACAGGACCAACAGGAGCAGATTCTCAGGTTACTGGTCCAAAAGGTGCTACTGGTCCTACTGGTAATACTGGTACTATAGGTGCTACTGGTCCTGTTGGAGCTACTGGTCCGACTGGTAATACTGGTGGAACTGGTGCTACAGGTCCTACAGGTACGAACGGTCCAACTGGAGCAGCTTCAACGGTTGCTGGTCCAACTGGTCCAACTGGATCTACGGGGTCTACAGGAGCAGCTTCAACGGTTGCTGGTCCAACTGGTCCTACAGGAACTTCTGGAGCAACTGGTCCTACTGGTCCTGGATACAGAACTACAACGACCACCTTCGCTTCATCATTAACATTAAATGCAACAAATAATGATGTATTCGTCATAACGCTAACCGGGAATATCACGATTAACTTCTCTGGTGGAACAAATGGTCAAAAAGTCTTATTAAGGTTGAAGCAAGATGCGACCGGTAGTCGTACTTTAGCATGGGGCGCCGCTGTTCGTCTTGGAACGGACGTTGACGTAGTTACATTATCTACAACTCCAAGCAAGACAGACTATATCGGTCTTGTTGTGAACTCTGATGATGGTAAATATGATGTCATCGCGTTCTCTAGAGGTTATTAATGACTACGTTAACTAAGGTTGGTAATTTTATATTAAGGTCTGGTACTGGCAATCAGTCGATAACTGGAGTTGGGTTTACCCCAAAAGTAGTTATCTTCTGGAGCCAGTACTATTCTATAACTGATCCAATTCCTGCTGATAATAACTCAGATCCTGGGCATCAATTGATGAGATTCTTTGGTGCTGCTTCTTCTAGCACAGCTAGGTTCTGTGAAATCTCTGCTCTTAATTATCACGTAAATGGTGCTGAAAATGGTATTCAAAATGATCGCTGTATCTTGTGGAGAAATCCATATGATGGTGCTTATGTTATGGATGCAGATTTTTCATCAATGGATTCCGATGGATTTACGATTAACGTAACCAGGGCGTTACCAACAACATTTAACTATTCAAACGTTCAGATTAATTTCATGGCAATTGGTGGATCTAGTATCACTGCCCAAGCCGGCACATTTTTAGCAAATACTGGAGATCAAGGAACAACACAAACTTACTCTGTTGGGTTTCAACCAAAAGCATTGATCTTCGTCACCGGTCCACAAAATGATGGAACTACTAGCCCAGATACTGGTGGTGCTTTAGGGTTAGGTTTTTGCGTTGGGACAAGCGCATCTCAACAAGCTTGCTGTTCCTATTGGGAAACTCCAGAAGCAAGTCGATTAACTAAAAATATTGAGTATCAAGGCGCGTGCATACCGAAGATCGGATACAACGGAGATTTCTTAGATATGCTGGGAACAGTTACAGCATTAGGGTCTACTAGCTTCAGCGTATTTTATAAGTGTAAGTCAGCAGCAACAACTTGCATGGTGGGTTATGTAGCTCTTGGAGGAACTGCTACATTTTCATTTGGAACGATTACAGAACCAGGATCTACAGGTGTTCAAACTATATCAACTCCTGGCGTGAAACCGGTAGCCCAATTCTTTATGACTAGCGGTAATACGTCTTCTGGAACAACAAATTATGCGAGCGTAACTACTGGATTTGCTACATTAAATGCTAATTCAAATATGTCGATCGCTGGAACTGATAACCGCGGTCAGGAGCTGATATCTCATTATGTGCCAGATGGTAATACAACAGATACAACAATGGTAGGAGCATCATCTACATCATCTGGGATAGGTAGATGTTCATCGTCAGCTACATTCAATTCTCAAGGAGCATTCCAGTTTGACTTCTCTCAGAGCTTTACTATCAATTGGACAACTGTTAGCGGCAGCGGAATAAGATATCCATACTTAGTGATTGGTGATGTACCTCTTAAAACATCTAGAGCGATGATCAACGTTTTTTAAAGCAATACATCGGGGACTTTGAGATTTTTCTTCTCAATCCCCACCTTCGCCATCTTTACGATCTTTTCTAGCTCATGTTTGAATGGAAAATCTGGAGAATGTATCGCTTCCCAAACTTGATCAAATGTTACTAGCTTCGAGGCTTTAGCTTTCTTTCCAAACAAGATCTTAGCGATCTTCTCGGGATCATCGGACACCAGCTCCTTACTCGTAGTGGTAAAGTTCTTAGTTAACTTACCCTTTGAATTGTATCGAGTTTGGTGTCCCTTCATCAAACCTTTACTTAAGTCGAAGAAGTATCTGTCTAGCTCAACAACATCTCCCTTGTCATTCTTGACATTCTTTAGGTTTGCATGCTTTGTTACAGCAAAGATAACTTCGTTCCGTTGGGCTCCCTTTAATCCCTTAGCGAGATCGTCTTCATCTGAGATGAAAGACCAAGTAGCAAAGTTAATATTTTCAACAGGAACTAGATCGACTTGGACTATCTTGTCATTTATCTTAGTGGCGAATGAATAAACATTGATGGCTGACATCGCCTTAAAGTTCTCACCGTCAAACGCAAGTTCAGGTAAAGCTTTCTTGACGATCTCAACTCCACATTCGATCGCGATGTCAATATCTCCTGAGAGGTCGGTGTCGGCTGGTTTATGACCAGCCGAACCTACAGATTTGATCTTCTCAGGATCAACTTCAGTAACTTTGGAAATTTTGGAGATTAAGTCTGGAATGACATGGCGGGCTTCAACCTGCGTAATTTTGGAGGAGCCTTTAATCGCGGCTCCTCCTTCTAGCAGGAAAGATTCTTGGAGAAAGGATATGAAGTTCATATCCTATTTATGTTACTACTACTTTTCTCCTAAAGCAAATGGACTAACGATTACCCGAGGCTCCACATAAATTGGCATTGATTTCTTTGTAGCCGGATCAACGCACAAAACCCAAGTTCCATCTGCTGATGGCGGCGAGAACAGCCCATTGGGATCTGCCTGAGGCAACGTAATTGATCCATGTGTATTGTAATCAATCCGTTGAGGGTTTGTATATTGAGTTGCATAAGGCAGACCATACCCGACCGAATCGCAAAGCTTATGAAGCTTTCCGTTCATGTCTTGCGTATATGTGAACGTGGTGATCGCTTTATCACGAAGCTCAAGGATCATCTTAGCCATTCTCTTTTCTTGAAAGTTGGTGATCGCTGGCATACCAACTTGAGAATTTGATTCTTGCGAGATCATCTCTTGCTGATGGCGTTGAACTTCATCAGAACTTGGTTGATGATCACACGCCGATAGCAGCAGAGCGCTACAAATTCCAAGAGTTAGAGCTTTCATTTAGTTTCCTTTAAGCTGAAAGTAGAAAGATTGAAGATCACTTGGAAGCTGACCATGATAAGAAGAGAACCGATGCATGATTACGCTACGAAGACCAGCCTTATGCATATCATCAGCAGATTCATATTCCATCTTTAGGTTCTCTAAATCTCGAACCATCCCTTCATTGTACGCTTGGCTTTGCTCGTAAGTTGCACGCCGAACAGCTTCAACCTTTGGAGCAAAAAATTGAAAATTCATAAACCCAAATAAGTTTAGCAGGAAAATCAAAGCCAAAACTGCAATGATTCCACCCACAACCGAGACGACCGTTTTCATGTTATTTCCTTATAATATACATTGAATCATTATAACATCAAATGAAAGCTAAGTAAACTATAGTTGAGGTTCGATGGTGAGATGAACTTGAAGATAAGTTAGACGATATCGCTTAGCTATCTTTTCTATGGTAGGTTGGATGGGATCTTGATTGACGATATAAGCTCGACGAAACTCTTCGATCATACGATTCTTCATCCAAGAAGTGATCTCTCGGGGTTCTTCTTCTGAATCATCGGTTCGGTTAAGGATAGAACCGTCCTCGGCGGTAGGTTTGCGTGGGCGACCACGCTTTTTTGGGGCTGCATCTGGATCTACTACTTCTACTATCTCAGTGATAGGTTGAAGATCTTTGAAGAGAAGATCAAATGGGTTTGCTACTTTGGTGATTGGTTGTTGGATTTTTGTAACTTCGATGAAGGGTGTTGTTATTGCTTTCTTAATTTCTGGTTTGATTGAAGCATAAGTTGCGTAAAGCTTGTTCTTGAATGCACGGTTCTTCATCTTGGATTATGAGTTTTATTGCCAATGTGATCTTCATTGAAGAGTCTCCTGATACGAAAATTAACGTGAGGGATAACCAGAAAAGAAATTATATTCTTATTTTTCTTGAAAGTATCATTTCCTAGTGAAAATATTTTTGACATAAAAATGCCCCAAATTATGGGGCATTTTTAATGCGTTGGCGCCGGTTTCATTCTGTTGATAGGACTACCGGCTAAAACCCCTAAGAGAGCGTTGCTCCCTCAACCGTTCGGAGACAAGGTGGTTAACCTCGTGGAAACTACGCTACGAGAGCGAACTTTCCAAAAAATGCTTCATTTGCATTTAAACGTTTGCTTGATTAACGGTCATCGCCTACCGGATTGTATTCTCTTCTAGCTTAGCCTGTCGAAACCAGGGCACCCCCATTAAAAACTTAAAAACGCGGTGGAGGTGAAGGGAATCGAACCCTTGTCCAAACTACATTCAAATTGACATTCGAGAAGTTACCTTCCCACACAATCATGAACTAATATTTATTCGCTAGCCTCATGAGCCTTGCGTCTTGGCTCAGCTTCCAACCTAGCTTGTTCCTCTGTCTTACCTTCATCTTTGATCATTATGTACCACAGCTCGTCAAGAGCCCGCATCGCAAACTCGCTCATCATTGAATATCTGGCTCCGAGATCAAGGATCTCAAGTACCTGGTCTGATTTCACATCATCCTTCTGTTCCGACAGAACCTTAAGCTTAACGGTAAGCTCCTGGTCAATACTCATTGCTGGAGCTTGAGCAAAAATTGCAAGTGATGTTGAGTATTTGTTCATGCTGCTACCTTTATAGGAATAACTTCTGAAACTATCCGAGCTGCCACGTTATCACTCAGGAGGATCTCAAAGTGATTTACATCTATTACATCTATGGTATTCAATGGGTCTAACTTGAAGTGAAGCTGTGACTCTAGAGTGACCACTCCATCATTCTCTCCAGCTATCCACTTAACCCTTCCTTGGGTAGTCACGAATGAATGAGTTGGACACGTTAGCTTTTTGTGCTTGAAATTCCACATAAACTGGCTATTATGACTGATGTTCATGAAGAACGTAGAGCTAGGAGTAAACATAGTAACTATTGATGCGATCTTCGCTCCGTTAAATGGAGCTGACATCGTTATAGCTGCGCTATCAATATTAAGCTCTCGATCATGATCTAGCTCTCGAGATGCCGCAACACAGAGAACTCCGCCAAATGAATGGCCTACCAAGATAACCTTGCGAGGCTTCTTTATCTTAATAGATGATCTAATTGATTCTACTAAGTTAACCAAAATTACAAATGCATCTTGCTCTTGAAGATCATACTCAAAGAATATCTCGGCGTGCGTTGCCTTATTTCTAATAGATCGGTTTACCTGCTTTTGGATAAAATTCCAGCTACGCTTTGAAGCAAAAGCACCGTGAACGTACACGATTAACGAATCTATTTCATGAGACATAAAATGCTCCTTGTTTTTGGTATTTATGTCTGCACTGCAGGAACCCACCAGGCTGTCCTTGAACCGATGGGCGATCGAAGCACTTCATTCCCCATAACGTCTTCCGCGTGTCCATACACTAGGTGTCCATTAACGGCCGTAGTGTTTCCTGGCATGGATCCCCTTAACTTTTGAGCCATCTCAATAGTTAAAAAATCTATAACATCATTGATCGGATAGACCATTCGACCTCGTCCTTGATACGCGAGCTCGAGGACCATATCAACGGCCTTAATGAGTTTTAAGCATTGATCTTGAGATAAGCTTCCAGCTTCACGATTTGGGTCTATTCCGGCTAGGTAGAGCGATTCGGATCGATAGATGTTACCAATTCCAGCGATCAGCGATTGATCGAGTAACACCTCAGCGATCGGTTTCTTCGAGTACTTCTTCTTTGACAAGCAAGTTGAAAACCAATCGATCCCATTTGGAAGACCAATGTAGCTTACGTTATTGAGTAGGTCGACGCCGAGCAAGTTTACTCTCGCTTGGAATTCATCTTGCGTTACCACGAAAAAGTTACCAAAATTGCGCGGGTCGATGTAATTTACTTGGGTTCCGTCATCCATGTTGAGCGATAATCTGGTGTGCTGCTCAGCTTTATTGATCGTGTCAATTACCTTTGAGTAATAAGCTTGGCTCATTAATAATGGGTTGATCGTTTCAAGCGGTGGGTACCACCACCCAGACATACCGAGAGTTGAGATGATAGAGTAATCTCCGGCAAGCCTTATGAAGATCACCTTCCCCTTCGTGAACACGCTTAAAACCTTAGCTGGAAGTTGAAGTTTCTCTAGATCGTTGACACCTCGACTAATCTTCCCGCTAATCAACTTAATCGAAGTCAAGGATTTTCCGCTGATAACGTCACTGAGAACCTCAGAGCAACGCTTAACTTCTGGGCCTTCAGGCAATGTCATCTCCTAAGATCAATAACGCTCGCTTGTAGTTGTCGATTGAAAACCCATTATCAAAAGTAGATAGAACTAGCTTTGACGCTTGCTCTGCTAGAAAGTCTGTGGTATCATCAAAGATGGCATACCGACTCAACGCATATAAAGGAAATTTTGCTGGAAATTCATTTAACCATCCATTTACCTCTTCACCCCTCTTCTCACCATCAAAGATAGGAGTTGCGTCGATGACTTCACCAAAAATTCCAAGTGAGGAGATATACAGCTGAAGCTTGTCTAGGTCAAATCCTAAGAAGGACGTCTCTTGAAATCGAGAAGCATACCTTGAGTGAAAGTAAATTCGGTGAGAAGATGATACGACGATCTTAGCCTTGGTCTGCTCGACGATCATATTGATTAACTTAACAGAAACAGGATCACATGTAGCGATGGTTTCTAGCTCGAGATCATCTTCTGGGTTATAAGGTTTGAACGCGGTAAATGAGCGTAATGAGTTAATAACTCCATCGATGTCTAGAAATATTACCTTAATCTCTTCTATCATTTAAAACTAACCGAATGCTTGCTCAGCTCCGGCCCATGTTGGTTTAACACCTGCATCAACTTTCCTTGGGATCCAGAGATCTCGATTTCAAGCTCGGTAGCTTCTCCAGAGTCATCAATGATGCTCTCACACTTAGCAATGAATGCATCAGCGTTGATGCAAGACGCTAAAAAGTATTCGATCTCTTTATAAAATTCAATGCGACCAGTATCTGCTATCTCAAATTGTATCGTATGATCTTCACTATTTTTACCTTGCTTCAAAAATCGTATCTTGAAAATTCTGTTTGTTATCCACGGCATCGAGTGTGTTCCTAGAATAAAATATTCTAACACAAAAGAAAAGAGAAGTAAACATTACTGCTCACTTCTCTTAGGTGATGCCAAAATATTACTTACTTTGGTAGAGATTCATTAACGTAGATACCGGTGAGCAAGTCCTTAAGCTTCGTCATACCACCGGAGTGTCTAATGAACTTAACACCCAAAGTATTCAAGATCTCCTGGTGAGAATGGCTAACAAAATCTGCAACCAAGATGGTGTAATCAGCTTGGCCGGCTTTCGACTTCAACATGTTAGTGTGCTCATCTGTCCTCCAGAATCGAATGTCAAGGGTATCTTGAAATTCTTTCTCGATCTCACGAATCTGAGAGTTGATCAGCCCAACCACCAAGATCTTCTTAAGCTTCGGCTTATCTACTTGAAACGGTTGAGGATCATGTTTAGGCCGTATAGTTTCAGGTGGAACGTCATGGACTGGAGGAACGTCATCGGTCCGGCGAGCTTCTTGACGCTGGTTGACATTGACGTTGACCTTAATGGTCAAAGCTTCTCGGACTTGAGGAGACTTGAAAACTTCAATGATCGTCTGCGACAAAACCTTTTGCAAGATCGAAGATGCTCGCTTACTCAGCTCTTCAATCAGCGCATCAGTAGCCAGAGAACTAATCTCAAGAGGAATAAGAACTGGTTCTGGCTCCTTAGGCAGGACCGCTTGTTTTACTGGTTCAACTAATGGCGTCTCAACTGGCTTTTCTGGAGGAAGCTCTCCAGGATGTCTAGCACCTTTCGCAAATTGAAGTGGTACTATTGCTGGTACAGATTCTCTGCCGATAGGCTGATAACCAGCTTTTTCAGCAAGCTTATCCGATCGTTGTTGTCTCTCACGATTGATATTCTCAATTTCCTTAACTTGAAGGATATAATGATCGAGCCAAGGAAGATTCGCGGTCTTGGTGATGTATCGTCGTTGTTTCTCGACTGGTAGAGCTTTCTGTGCCTCCCGAATCACCTCCGATGTAGCCAAATAAGATCGCTCTTTCTTGAGCTTCATGTAGGCGGTGGTGAAGGCGATCTTTTCATCGTGTGTCCACCCATACCCATTTACAGATCTTGGTTGATCTTCTGGATTCACAGCAGCAGAGATCTGGTATTCATACCCGCCGCTTTCTCCAGATCGCTTTCGACGAACCAGACGATTTGACTTGGTGGCCAAATGACTGATAGTGACATAGATCATGGAACGTTTTACGTCAGGTAATGATTCTGCGATCTCTCCTGTAGAAAGCCACTTCGATGGCTGCTTGGTAAGCAGCCCTTCAATCTTCATTCGAGCACTTGGTTGTTGGTCACTCATTGTAACTTTTCCTTAAAAGTTAGAGTTTGGGAGTCCAGGAAAGCAATGGACAATTCATTATAACATAGCCAATTCTTGTTGTAAACTCAAATAAATAGCATCTTTGAGGACTTTATGATTACATTTGACCAGGCATTTGATCGGTTGTTGGGGAACGAAGGGGGCTATGTTAATCATCCACAAGACCCTGGCGGAGAGACTAATTGGGGGATTTCTAAGCGTCAATATCCAAATATTAACATTAAAGATCTGACACGAGATGGAGCAAAAGCGATCTATCTTCGTGACTATTGGGAGCCTTGCGGACAGCACTTAGATCCATCGGTAAACTTTCAAGTCTTTGATGCTGGAGTGAATCATGGTGTCAGCACCGCTATTCGCATGCTTCAGCGAGCAGTAGGTGTAGCAGATGATGGACACTGGGGTCAGATTAGTCAAGACTCATATAGTAAGATGGAAGTTCACTTAGTATTGATCAGGTTCTTGGCCGAGCGTCTTAACTTTTTTACTAAGATCTCAACCTTCCCAACCTTTGGGAGAGGCTGGTGTGCTCGAGTAGTAACTAATCTCAGATACGCAGCAAAAGATAGCGAATCGCTAAATTGAAAAATGGGAGCTAATTAGCTCCCATTTTTCTACCTGGCAAAGATCGGCTTCAGCTTATTAAAGATCGAAGCTGCTTCTGAGAGAGTAACTTCGATCGAAGTTCCGCTGATTGAAAATTTGATCGTAGCTTCATCAGAACTCTCATCTGCTGCACTCTCATCTGCTGCCTTCTTTGCTGCTACCAATCTATCAGCTTCCTTGAGAGCATCAACTGTAGTAGAGTTTGGCGTGCGAATCTTAGATGGTTTGACGGCTGGCATCGGTGGTGCAGGCCGCGCAGGAGGTGGAAAGTTTGCGCCAGCTCCCTTGATAGCCTTATCTTTTTCTGGATATGGCCAAGGCTCGACGGTGGCTTTAGGTGGAGAAGCTACGTCAACAGCAGGTTGAGCACCCAAAGCTCCTGGATTCGACGGAGCCCAGTAAACGAAGGAAGTTGAATTAACTGGAGAATTCTCCCTGAGAACTAGACCTTCATCCCTAAGCTCCTTGAGATGCCAGCGAATCGTATCTGCTGGAATATTGAGTATATTTCCAATTTGGACTGCTGAAAGACGTGGATGACTCTTGCCGAGCTCCGCCATAAGCGTAGCCAAGATCCATCCCTTGGTGGTTGCCCCGCTGTTTCGTTGATTTCGTGACATTAAAAATCTCCTGTACGTAGATTTACACCCGACGACATGTCATGGTGACTGTTCAAGCTGCTTGTTTTGGCTTGATCTCAGTTTCAAAAAATCGCTCTGAAAAATCTCCTGCTTCATTCTTCATTACGATGTAAAGCGTATCGCTAGGTTCATGCTTAGCTAAATTTCCCCGAATTGTCTTCGGGACTTCAACCACCTTTTCGGCGATCGTCGCGAAGAACTTTTCAGTTCGTTCACGCTCTTCATCCGAAGCCCCAACGCGAATCCTCATTGTGACTTGTTTTGGGGTGATGGTCAATTTGCTGCGACTAGTCGCACCATAGATCTTTTCAATTGGCCTAATCATGATCATCCCTTTATAATGTTCTGGCGAGCCGTGAGAGAATCGAACTCCCGTCAATGGGTTTGGAGTCCATTGCACTAACCACTGTGCTAACAGCCCGTATTTCTTAACCTTTCATCTCTTCGTCTTCAATCTTAATTACCTTGATCGACAATACTGGGTGTTTAGATCGTTTTACCCAAGAATCCAATTCTTCCTTGGTGTTAAAATTTCGAACAAATTCCTTCGATGAAGGAGAATCTCCTCGATACTCTTGAATTGTAGCTCGTATCATTTTCCACCGGTCCACCAATAACAGCCAAAAAGCAATACGATGATCACAGCTAATACAAGGAAAGCAGTTGCGTGGTTCATGTTGGATCCTCTAAGAGATAGTCTTCATCTTCAATAAGATCTAAGATGAGCTCCTGTGTTTCTGGTTTGCTAGAATCCCATGGACAAGAATCACATTCCCATTGTCCGGGACCGCTCTCAACGATGCTACCTCCACACGAGCAATGATAAGATAGCACATGATCTTCTGGTATAGTATCAAATGTCATAATGAAGGCACCATCGCGTAAGCGACTGGTCGAAAGAAAGATGGAGGATTTGTATCGCCGACTAACCTAAAACCGAGCTTCGGAAGAGATTCGATCAATTGCGGATTTAACACACTCTCGATAAAAATTCCCTTGATGTCTCCTCGGAGATCTTTATCTATCTCGAGGATCTGTTGTAGCTCGGCAAGAATTAACTTGAACTTACCTTTGCCACGCTCAGCTTCTACTCGATTTTCGATGTTGGCGATGTCAAAGGTAGTTATTACCTTGCTGTCTATATAATGATGGCCGTGTCGAACATAGATATCAAAGTTTCCTACCTTGATCCATTGGTTCTTGGTCTTGTTCCTGAGGAAAGAAATAAGCTGATTCATAATCCGCTCCTATGTTGAGTAGATTATAACTCAATCTTCGAGAAATGTAAACTACTTTGTACGATCAAAAGTCAACGTAATCTTCCAAATCTTTATCGTTAAGCTCGTCTTGGGCATCGATCATACTAGCTCTACCGCCACCTTTAACGATATACTTAGACAAGATCTCATAACCACGAAGGCACTTATAGATCACATTACCTACCTTGTTGTCAAAGTCTCGAAATTCATCGTTAGTAACATCACCTTTTGGTGGGTGAAGAGCTTCAATACGCTTGTGAACTGCTGGGATCACCTTCTTTAACGTTTCCTTGTCAATCGCGGTTTTTTCAACAGGAGAAGAGTGATAGTGATCATATCCAGTATTGTTGTAACCCATACCATAAGTATTAGCCCGCACCGGACCTTCTTTAGTTGGAAATGAGATGTTTATCAACAGTCCCTTCTTTTTCGGGTTACTCCTATCATACATGGTGCTATTACCGATCGTGTATTCGACTGGGCGGCCATCGGAGAATTTTAGCTTTTTAGCTAGCATCTTGGTCGATCCCAGACCCTTGAAGCCTGCGGGGGCATCCTTGTGGCTGATTAGTACTTCGGTGATCTTCATAAAAATAGCTCCGGTAAGGAGCTATTTATTGATGGTAGGGCTGACGAGATTCGAACTCGTAAAAATGGCAGGATTTAAATCTGCTGACTGTACCGGGTTTGTCTTACATCACAGCCCCATTGTGGGAGGAAAAGTACGGTGTCGATCCGTCAGCGGCTTGTGACCACTGCAACTGTATTCCAAACAGCACCAGGAACCTTCCTGGGAACTCTTCCAAAATTACCAACGTGTATTCACTTGCACATCATTCACGGTATCTTCCGTTTCAACGATAAAAACTGTCTTGGCTCCAAGACCTAGAAGCTTGAGAAGAACCTCTCCCATGTCTGACTTTTTCATATCAGTTAAAACATAGTTCGGAAAGGTTAAACACCCTTCTATCTTTTTACCTTTACGAAACTCTTGCGAAATTTCAAAATGATGGCTATATTTTCCATCTTCCTTGAGACCCTTTGATCCATAAGATCTTAACATCTCATCAATTTTATCTAGCGAGCCGACGGAAACTTGACCAGACTCATCAAAACACAGCGTAAACCTATCAGTATGATTTCTCAAGATGTTCTCCTCAAAAAATCATTATATCTCAATTTAATCGAGGTGTAAACTCTAAAATGTCGATTAAGGCTCCTCCACGTATTGCCCACACCACGGGAAGTATCACCTGCCCGTGGCCATGTTCAGACCATGTTAAGTCGACATATTGATCACAAAGCCCGTAAGCGGAGTTCTGTTTTATCCTATCATTCGTCTACGACGGTGTGGGTTGCCATACACCCTCGTGCCTTTCGGCTGCACCAACCCGGTACCTCGGCCAGCAACGTCAACGGTACCTGTTTGGCTTGCTACGGAGTCGTTGTGGTATAACGTAAGCGAGGATACGAGGTTGTTTGTGCTGTTACCACACAGATCTGATATCTAGTGATGATTGCGAGAGCCTGTTGCCTTTTCAGACCTCAGGGTAGTTTTCAATCAACACCTCTTACTTCCACAGAGCGACAATCCCTGCTCTTTGTAGCCCCGACTTTCCTCTAAGGGTTTACAACTTAGATTTCTCTAAGAATTTTTACACCTCAGCGATAGGTCAGCTTTGTGATCGGTAGGACTGGAGGGATTCGAACCCTCAAAGGCTCAGGTTCTAAACCTGATAACTGTGCCGATTTGTATTAGCCACAATCCCATTAATGCTACTTAATTTCTTTAAAACGTTCGATGTTGTAGATCTCTCCTGCGCTAACTTGCATCCTCAAACCTAGCTCCTTGATGAAGATGATGTTAAATCCAAGATCTGGAAATGCCTTCTTGATATCATCAGCTAGTTGAGGAAATGATTCTCCAATGGAGACTTGAACTCCTGAGAAAGTTTCTGTCTTAACCCATTGATCATGAACATACATCTTGTCACCACACTTTAAGAAGTCAATTCCTTTTTGACGATCGAAGAAGTAGCTAAATGATGCTGTGAATTCACCGACCTTAAAATCATCAAAAGTAAATTTTTGAAGACCTGGGTTACTAACAACATTGGAGCTCGCAAACTTATCAAGAATCTTTTGAGCTGCTACTCCATTAAACTTCACCAACTTGTCCTTGTCGCCATTGTAAGCTTCAAACATGTTTTTCTCCTAAAAGAAAATTATACCATGCTTTCACTACAAAGTAAAACTATTTCAACTGGTCCCCATGGTCGGGTTCGAACCGACAATACGCTTTCGCGGCTCCGCAGTCTGAGTGCGGCAACTTTACCAATTTGTCCACACGGGGAAGTGTGATATTACTTGGTGCACCTAGGGAGATTCGAACTCCCACGTCCTTTCGGACACAAGACCCTCAATCTTGCGCGTCTACCAGTTCCGCCATAGGTGCATGAGGTCGGCGGAAGAAAGAGTAATCGAAACTCAACCCATTACTGAGTCCTACTGTTTTCGAGGCAGCGCTGCGTCCTACGCAGTTTAACTTCCAATGGTGCCCGAGACCGGACTCGAACCGGTATGGCCATTACAGCCGGAAGATTTTAAGTCTTCTGTGGATACCATTTCACCACTCGGGCATACTTCTTAAATGTTGGTGTCAATATTAACGACCTTTGATCTTACTTACCGGAACGGTCATGCGGTCAACCAACTGGCGGAAGCGCAGGGACTCGAACCCGGCCCATTAACTGAGCCCAATGGTTTAGCAAACCATCTGTGCCACCTGGCACAATACACTTCCAATAACGGCAGGCCACCAGAGAATCAAACTCTGACAAACAGTTTTGGAGACTGTCATGCTATCACTACATCAGTGACCTATTTTATCTTTCTTCCAAGCTTCCAACCATTTTCTAAATGATCTAATAGATCATTCTTATTGCACTTTTTACTAAGTTTCAAATCATCATTATGAATCCATTTTGTACCAAATTGAGAATTCTTTTCTCCTTTTTGATGATTCATTTTCATAAAGGTGATTTTTCTTTTTTCTATGTTTTCTGGTAATGTAGCGATTTTAATAGCTATTTTCCTATATGCTTCAGCTTGTTCTCTATTCTTTAACCAGGTTAGTACTCCTCCAATCTTACCACCTATTTTACCAGCAGCTGATCGTTGCTCAAATGTTCTATTAGCATATCCACCAGCTTTTCCAGCTTTAGTTCTTTGTTCGTCGGTTAATACTGAATTTGTATAATCCCATCCACACCCACCACCCAACGTCAGATTCATGCATTGAGGATCTTTAAGGAAATCTTCATTAACGATCTCTCGTTCACGAATCTTAAGTTTTTCTCTTGAATCTAAAAATTCTAAAATTTCACATTTATGTTTTTCTAACCCATGTTTACGGATTGAATGCCATAATCGTTTCCCAGAACCTACATATCCATCATCAAGATCATCGGTAGAATGCATTCCGATGTAGTATCGGTTACTCACTAAACAAATGGTCTTGTAAATGTAATGATACTTTCTACGTGAAGCTTGTCTTTGCATACATGTCTCTTTCGAAACATGTATTTATACAAAGTGGTAAAAAGGTTCACAGGCGGAAGAGACCAGAATCGAACTGACAACCCTACTGAGGTGTTGGCGACGGTGTTCAAAGCCGTTTGTCTACCTTAGACGCTATCTTCCATAATCCCATTATAACATACTTCTTGGTGCATCATCTAGGTAACGATCCTAGCAGGGCAAAGCCAACAGTTTTACAGACTGTCCCCTCTCCTTAAGGGTCTACTGATACATTTTGGTGGATCTCGGGTCGAGTTGAACGCCTTGCCTAATAGGAACCGGGTTACAGCCGGCTGACGGGACCACCCATCCTTACTTGCGAGATCCATATACTACTTTGGTCTTCGACATCGGATTCGAACCGATAGAGGCGCGACTTTTGAGGACGCTAACTGTGCCAGTTTGTATTAGCCAGTCGAAGATATTTTAATCAGTGCTGATCAGCGAAGCTATCATCGCTATCCACAACACCCAAACCATTGCCCAGAAGATATCCATGATCACAATCCATTTTCTATCTCCAGAAACAATTAAGGCCCCTTGCGGAGCCTTGATAAACCTGCTGAATCTTTGTGGGTTCCTACAAATCCCATCCTTCAGTCGGTACATCAAGGCCTTGTCCAAGGTAGGACAATGACCAATAACTAAGCGACAGTAAGGAAACAAAGTTTTTCATAACAGGTTTATTTATAAGACTTCACAAAAATTACAAATTTAGGTGGATCCGAGAGAGATTTGAACTCCACTATCTCCTGTCCGCAAAGGGACCAGGCGCTCTAACATTGAGCTACGGAACCATATTACAGGGGAACTAAGCGAGAACGGTTGGTTTCTTTGGAAGTGAAGTAACCGTTATCTACGCCACCTGAATTCTTAAGTAAGAGCCTTAGTACTGCTAATGTTAACAGTGTATCTCTACTAAGATCGCTCTTACTTAAGAATTTATGCTATGGAAGTATTATATCTTGTCTTTCTAGAAAAGTAAACTACTTTATGAAATTATTTTAGAGGTACCAATTTCATGAAAGAACTCAGCTCAACGTTCAATAAAGCTACAGGAACGCTACCAACTAGCATGGCGGCTGGTTCTTTTAGATCTGGTTCATCTGGGAATTCTACCCAGTTTAGATTCACAGAGGATACTAAAAGACGCTTACCGTCATCATCGATATAACACACGTTCTCACCATTCTTTACCTGCTCTTTCAAGAATTGAATATCTTTATCGGTCATCATTAGCGAAATAGTGAGTAGGTTACAATAACACCGGATAAAGCTAGAACACCGATTAGAACAACGTGAGCGATTAAATCAACTTTACTTCTATCTTTATCATGCTTGTTCATAAGTTCACGTGCATCCTTTAGGAGCTCTAAGATCTTTATTTCTTCATAATAGGTAGGATACCCTCGAAAAGCTCGATGGTGAACGCTATCAATTACTCGATTCAACAATAAAGTGCTAATTCGTTTCATTTTGGCGGATGTGGCAGGCGTCGAACCTGCGACCTTCATTTGTACTTGCTACACCGCGACTACTCCATGCGCTTCCACATGGGATCAACGTCCGGGCTTTCCTACTAGACGCTCTACCAACCTGAGCTACACATCCAAGAGGTGAATGGTAAACCGACCTCTGTTAGCACATTCCATCTCTTATCCAGGGGACTTGTACGCATGTGCCATGCGTAAAACATTACTGCAATTCAGCCGCTTGGTCTTCTTCAAGCACGCGGATGAAGTCGATTACAGCTTCGCTCCAACCGTTGATGTGCGTGAACTTCGAGTACGCGATACCGTTAGCCTGCGTAGCGACGTTGATGATGTAGTTGTTCTCACCGAAAGTCGAAGCTCCCTCCGGAGACGCCTTGTCATCGCAGTCGATCTCGTCGGTCAACGTGATCACGCGGTCTGCCGTCTTTTCGTTCATTTCCACGAAGTCCAGGCACTGCTTCAAGAAGATACCGCCACCACCGATCTTGCCTTGAACTTCATTGCTACGGATGTAATCCGCCAGCGCAAATCCACGACGTGCTGGGATCTGCATGGTAGCGTGACGACGTGCTCCATCCGAACCTGCGGTACAGTAGATGACGACATCTTCGCAAATTTCACGAACCAAGATCGCCAGCGCTGCGGCCGTGTCCAAACGAGTCAGGTCAGACTTGCCCGAGATTCCGGCGTGCATCGAACCAGAAGTGTCGAGAATCAGCACGGTCTTACCCGGCAGCTTCGGTTGACCTTCCAGGCAACGCAACATCATCGGCTCCAACAGGTCTTCCATTCCTGGAACTTGACGAGCTGCTGACAAGAACCGGAACGGCAGCACGTATTCCAAGTTTACCTTGGCTCCGTACTCCTTCATAGCCTGCCGGCTCACACCAGCCTGAACCATGTTCCGCAGGTTACGAATGAATGCCAATGCACCCAGCTTGTTTTCAGACATCAATCGTTCAAACGTTTCCTTCTTGTCTGCACCAGCCGACAGGTTGGTTTCCCATGTGTCAGGAGTTTCCAGCTTGTCATTGATCAAGTCCGAGAACAGCTTTTCGCCCTTGGTCAGCTGACGAGCCTTTTGTCCAGCACGTTCAGCCTTACGAACTTCCTTGGTGTACTTGTCACCAGGAGCATCGGCAGGCTTAGCGTGAGTCAAGAACATCACATCACGCATCTTGATGGCCATGTCGGTCTTATTGTACTTCGCCAGCGCATACGGACCGAACTTCTTGAAAGCTGCGGCCAAACCCTTCTTGACTTGCGCCGAGATCGGGGTCTTACCGTTCTTCCAGTAGATCGCCATGAACTCATTGATCTCATCGGCACGGTTGATCAGGTCAGGCAGCAACTTACCCACCAGGGACTTGTGCTCTGGGTGCCGAGCCATCTCGCGCGCGATGAACAGCGGAACGTGGCGCAGCTTCATCTTCGTGCGAGCTTCGAACGCGCACGCGGCCACGAACTCTGGCCGACACTTCGGGATCAGCGATGCGACATTCTTTTCTGTCTGTCCGCCATTTTCCCACAGCATCAGTGCCATTACTTGACGGCGCAGCTCTTGTTCCGGCGTGATCGCCGATGCACGTGCACCACCTTCGGTGCGACGGTTGTTTACTGCCTTTGCGTTGGTCTTCATGTTTTTATTACCTTTCAGTTAGGGAATTGTGATCCTTCAATGGATCAGCGCCACTATTCAACACACTAGCTTAAGCGTGAAGGAGAATTATAAACTAACTTTTTGAGTTTGTAAATTAAATTCAAAAATTTATTCATTTTGAGAAGCTTGACCTTTACTTACCATAATGGTAGCTCCTCGGTACTCAAAGGAAACAGGCATGCCGTGAGCTGCAACTAGCTTTTTAGCATCGGTGATCATCTCATCGATCGTCTTGGGTTGCTCGATGATCAATGGAGCTATCATCTTTTCACGTGGGTACGGATACTTTATAATATTCATAATTTAAACTCTTTCTGATTCTGGGACTTCTTCCATGTATTCAACATCATATTCTCGGATCGCACGAATGCTAACATCATTAAATGGTATTTCACGGAGCTCAGGTCGATCTTCCTCTGTGAGGAGAAGACTTCCGCTCGACGTTACGTACAAGCGGATCCCCGGGATGGTTTTTGACAACAATCTGGCCTCGCTAACAGCCTCAGCCTTGTCTCCTATAACTCTCAGCATCTAGTCCTCCAATTAAACATAATTTAATTATAACTTAAATCTCTAGAAAAGTACATCATTAGTTGGTGACAACTAATGATAAAATAAATACAGCTATGAAAATCTCTCAAATCTTAGTCGAATCAGCCGCGGACCGCGGCGCCACCAAATTTATCAGCGATAATCACTTGATCAAGTGCATGGTGCAAGACGGAGAGATCATCGCAAACGCTAATGTAACTTTATCAGTAGACGGACATGTCGAGGTTCCATTTGCGCTGTGTCACGGAGTATTTTCAGCAGAAGGTAATGTGACTAGTCTTAAGAATTTTCCGAGGATGTTTAGCTTCAACAGCTACCTGATCTGTATGGATCAAGAGCTCAAAGATCTGACGGGTGGTCCTGCAAAATTTACAGGAAACTATTATAACGTTCGAAACAATAAGATCAGCTCTTGGAAGGGTGCTCCAGATAAGCTACCAAATGGTGGCATGAACATCTCAAACAATCTACTAACAGATTTTGTAGGAGCCCCCAAAGAATTTGGTAAAGAGCTCAGGATCTCTGGTAATAAGTTTACTTCTCTCAAGGATATTCACAAGCACATCCATCGAATTAACAGCTCTATTTGGATCGGTGGAAATCCGATTAAGTCAAACATCTTAGGTCTATTATTGATCGAAGGATTAACTAGCGTCGCTATAGATGATTCATGGGTCAAAGGCCGCTATAACACACCCTTGCTAAAAAAAGATGAGGTTAAGTATCATAACTCTCAAGATTTAATTGATGCGGTGGCGATCATTAACAAATATGTCGGTCCTAAAAATAACAAGGGTAAGATCTCAGTTTTAGAAGCTCAAAATGAGCTGATCGAAGCTGGACTAGAAGACTTCGCGGAGCCATAACATGTCATTCAAGAACTATCTATCAGAGGGCTGGAGAGCCGAGGAAGCGATCAAACAGCACGCCGTTAAGCTGACATCAGATGAGATCGAGCAAGTTAAGATCGCCATCAAGAGCCACCCTGCAGCTGATGAGCACCGTCAATGGTTTGATGGCGTAGATGGTGAAGAGATCGACCTTAGCGCATTCTTTAAGCGCCCTAAGTCAATCATCTCAGGAGGACATACCAAGAGAAGAGTTGTTCTTGTTCCTCTCAAGGAGCTAGGGCGAGCCCAATCATCAGTCCAAAAAAATCGTCTTCTTAGCTTGGTTGACAAGAATAAGAACGTTAAAGATGAAGATTTACCCGAAGTTGTTTATTCGATAGACCTACCTAAGGGTGGAAACGGTGGAGACCTTTGCATACTAGATGGTCACCACAGATTGACCGTTTATAAGATGGCAGGTAGAAAATACGCTAAGGTAAATTTGGTTGTTGCAACTGCATTAGGTGGCGAACGTTTTAAATATTCATCACCTCACATTGATGCAGAAGGAAGATTCATTCCACCAAAGCCACAGCATCAGAAGGAGGAAGACGCATTAGCGAAGCAACACCCGCCTAAAGGAGCTGCTTCACTGAAGCCAAAGAAACTTACTTCTCCTCAAGCTTCGTTGAAGAGCAAGAAATAGATCGTTTAGTTTCAAGCAGCTCGGCGATTAACTTATCTCGTCGCCGAGCCCACTCTACATCTCCAGCCCTTCGTTGACTATCTCGAAGTAATGTTAAAAGATTATCAATCATCGCACGTTCGTAGTTCATGATTTCCTTGGTATGGGTAGCTCCAAACTTGACCGATCAACCTTTGCTCTACGTCCTCAGCTGTCACTGGACGGCTGAATAGGTAACCCTGCATCTCATCACATTTGTGTGTGTCTAAGAACGCAACTTGTTCTTTAGATGTCACTCCTTCAGCGATCACTCGTAGCTTCATGTTATGAGCCAGACCAATGATTGCAGCCACGATACAAAGGTCATTAGAATCTGTTGGAATGCCACTAACAAATGATTGATCAATCTTCAAGTTATCTAACGGCATCTTTTTAAGATATTCTAGAGATGAATATCCAGTTCCAAAATCATCGATAGAGATTGACACACCAAGCTTTCGAAGTTTACCTAAGGTTTCAATCGTCATGTCTACATCTTTCATCGCAGCAGATTCGGTAACTTCTAGGTCTAACCACTTTGGATCTAAGCCAGACATTTTCAACGCTTTTGATACGATGTTAACTAAATTTGGCGTGAGCTGGTGCACTGACAAGTTTACTGACATCTGTATGAGAGGCAATCCCATATTTTGCCATGCTTTATTTTGCTCGCACGCTGCGTATAGAGCCCACTCACCAATTTTATTGATTAACCCGATCTCTTCAGCTAATCCAATAAATTCAGATGGCATGATTAAACCCTTTTCTGGGTGGTTCCATCGAATCAATGCTTCAACACCGGTGGTACGCCCTTCTGCGCTACAGATCTTCGGTTGAAAATGGAGAATGAATTCTTCATTATTCAATGCTTTTCTTAAATTATTTTCATTTGTCAGTCGTTGAAGAACTAACTCATTCATCTCTGGGCTGTAGAAACGAAATGCCCCCATTTCATATTCTTTAGACTTATACATAGCTAAATCAGCGTTCCTCATCAATGTGATAACGTCTAGGCCATCTTTTGGGTAGACGGAACCACCAATGCTAGTGTTGATTGAGATGCTCTTCCCAGCACCTTCTCCCAATGAAATAGGTTGTTGAATAGAATTCAGTATCTTGGAAGAGATCTCAGCTATATCTTCAATATTTGATACATTCTCAAGAACTACTACAAATTCATCTCCACCTAGACGAGCTACGGTATCTTCACGTCTCACTGATTTGACTAATCTTTGACTAACCTCATTGAGTAGTTTATCTCCCATGTCATGACCAAGCGAATCATTTATGATCTTGAAACGATCAAGGTCTAAGAATAGAACACCAACGTGACCACCATTTCGTTCACATTGGATTATCGCATGGTTTATTCTATCTTCTAGCAACCGACGGTTTGGCAAACCAGTGAGATCATCATGCGTAGCGAGATATTCGATTTTTTCTTGATTTCGTTTTAGCTCTGTGATATTGGTATTAGTTATTAACACTTCATCATATTCGATATCAAGTACCCAACGGCTGAGAACTGTAACGCGATTACCGTCTTTTGTGAGTTGCGTCAACTCCCCTTCCCAAGAACCAGAATGTAGAAGTGTTTGAAAGATCTCTTCAAAGGCATTCCTACCACTTAGTGGGTAATCTGTTTGTAACAATTCATAAGCTATATGACCGATAGCTTCATCAGTGGAATATCCGTAGAGCAGCTCAGCCCCCTTATTCCACCAAGTCAACCTCTGATCTTTATCAATAACATAGATACCATCACGCGAAAGATCTAAAAGAGAAGCTTGGCGAATCACACGGTCTTGACTATTCTTTTGAACTGTGATATCACGTATTGCTACGCTAAACAAACTATTCTTTATTCCGCTTTGATCTTTTAGAGTTATCTGAGAAACTGTAAGCTCAATTTTGAGCTTACAACCATCTTTTCTGCGTGCATCCATCTCAGTTCTAAGATAACAATGATCTTTTTGATTTTGGACAGCTCGATTAACGCATGCCTCATGGTGAGGAATGAACGTATCTGGTATAATCAGAGAAGATAATGATCTACCGATAGCTTCATCTTGGGTATATCCAAATAAATCAGTGGCATACTTGTTCCATTCTACTACTTTATTATCATCGTTAATGACGATGATCGCATCCATGGTGTTTTCGATAATGCCTCGCAACACGGCATTATCCTTATAAATCCGTTGCATGAGGTGTAACCTTTCATTTGAAAGTTTTTAACGCTAAATACACGTTGGATTTACACTAAGAAAATTGTAAAGAATACATTTTAAACCTCTTTTTAATTACTTAAGTACTAAGATCATTATAACAAACATCTATGAACATGTATACACATATATCCACCAAGTTACAAAAAAGCCCGGAAAATTTCCGGGCTTTTTTTAGGCTGCTTCAGCAAAGAGATCTTTAGCATAGTCAAAGATTCTACTGTGACGATTATGAACCCGTTCTAGCAAGAACTGCATCTGGTCTGCCTTAATATTTCGGTTACGCATGATCATGTGCTCTACCTTACATGGTACGTATGGAACATATAGCGGATCCATGAAACCAGTTCCTTGAGGACCAAAGATCTGACGACCATTGGTATCCTTCGGAAGCTTTTGTCCTGGTAACGTGTCGTCCTTGAGCGAATTACATCCTTTGCAAGATGCAACGACGTTCATCCAAGAGTCTGGACCACCGCGCGACCGAGGCTTTACGTGATCACGAGTAAGGTCCATAGACTTGAACTTTTGTCCACAGTAAGCACACATGAAACGATCGCGCTGAAATAGCGACATATTCGTCAAAGACGGTGGCTTCAAGCTAACCTTGTACGGCGCGATACCTTCAATGACGATGATAGAGCTAGTTTCGATGGACGAAGCTACCCCATCGCGATTCGTACCACCGCGATATACAAAGATGCTTTCGCCGAGGTGCTCAATGACCTGGTCCTTGGCTTCAGCTGTGATGGCTTCTTCCAACGACAGCCACTGGTGTGGTTCATAATGCTTGTTCAATACTAAGAGCTTTATTTGTGACGACATATTGTCCGCCTTTCTGGTTTATCTATTTATTTACCTTAGCTCAAAAGAAGAGAGATCGAATTTCTTCGATCTCTCTGAGTAAAACCGAAGGGAGGCATTCTTCGACTTAACTCTTAACAGATCCTTGAGCTTTTTGTACTGCTTCTTTTACTGACTGACGAACCGACTTCGTTTCAAATGACATGAGTTTCGGTTCTCCGGTAACTGGAGTTCCAAGAACATCAACATAAGAATACTTATTCGGTGGAAAGATCTTATTCACCTTGAGCAGATAGTTAAGAATATCCATTGACGTGTGGAATTTTTCAGCATCATCATCGGAGATCTCAATCTCAAACTCATCTTCGATCGCCATAACTAGCTCTACCGCATCTAGCGAATCGCCACCAACTTGTTCAAGAGTAAGGTCACTCGTAACTTCAAATGAAGCCAATTCAAACATCTCCATGATAACCTTACCCAACCGATGCTTCACTTGATCGGCACCAGGAGCATCTACCTTACCGGTGAATGAAGCTGATCTAACTGGAACATATTTTCCGTTCTGTTCGATGACCAAGCATTTTCCATCGTTGATCAAACCATAGCTTTCGCCAACAGTTTGCAAGCCAGCCTTGAGAGGCGCCTTGAATGTAACATTCGGTGCCGAAGCTTCCTTGCTATCTTCATCGATAAAAGAATCCTTGAACACGTCACTTTTGGAAAGATCGTGTCCCTTATTAACCATACCTACCACATAATATTCAGATGCCCGACCTTTTTGGAATGAATAATCCGTAGGAATTGCAAACACATCCTTTGGATTGACCTTCACCACCATAACTACAGATGAATCATCTCCATCTCCATTTCCATAGTGACTCAAATAACCACGAGAACAGAAATGCAGTCCTCGAGAGCATTCTCGGTACCGATCTGCGTCGACATCTTTTGGATCCATACGCGGAATCTTACCAGGCGCGTTATCCATAGTTCCAGAGTAGATGTCAAGGTATTGACCTTGCTTGTTTGCAGCCTTTACCTTCTTGTAAGCCAGGAAGCAACCATCCATCGTGATCGGCGTCTTTCCAGACATTAAGAACTCATACAGCTCTTCGCGAATATCCTTGCGAGTGTTGCGCATGATGTTATCTTGAAGAGCCAAGAGAGCATCTGCATATTTTTGTCCAGATGGCTTACCGATATCATCGATGATGCGATCAACAAGAGTACCGTGCAAGACATGATGTTTGCCATTTTCATCCGTGAAGTAAACCGTTTCACCTTCGACAAAAACTCTACGACCAACAAACTTCTTGGAAACATTTGATCCAATATCATTGATGGTTCCTACCATGTCCATGAGCTTGATGGCCAAGTCATATGACTTTGCCTTGAGAGCGCTCATGATCTTCATGAAATTTGGGTGATCGCTGGAGATTGACTTCAGCTTTCCGTCCATAAAGAGCGTAGCACCACCATCATGGCTGGTGTAGTAGATCTCGTTACTCATTTCGGTTCGCCTCCGAGGTTGTTGAAAAATTTAATATAGACATTATATCTCAACATCCACGAAGTGTAAACAAAAAAGTGAAGTTAGCTGTTGAGAACATCTTCTATAGTTTTGAGCATTGAGTTAAACTCATAGGGTTTCAACAGAAACACCTCATCTTCAAGCAGCATCTTTAAAGTATCTCTATACCCGCTCGTAAAGATAACCTTGATATGCGGATAGATGTATCTGGCCCGAGCAGCCATCTCGACGCTACAGACATTCCCTGGCATTACCACATCAGTGAAGATGAGATCAACGTGTTTACCAGATTCTATGATATTCAATGCTTCAGCGGCGTTCTCTGCTGTGATGGTCTCGTAACCATGATTTTTAAGTAAATTAACAGCTGAAGCAATTAAATCTATATTATCATCTACTACCAATATGGTTTTAGGTTGATAAGCAATCATTGAACCTCCTATGTGGTATGATTCTTATTATAACCAGATCTAGGAGAAATGTATATGATATCAACAGTTATTTTCAACCATAGATGCGTAATCTAGAAGGATATCTACTCCATTTTTATCTAAATTGTTGATAGACATATACTTTAAGATCGGATACCTGTCTTTAACTTTTTCATCAATGGTTCGTGCTGACTTGCTGTTGCTAACTCCAGCACTGTACATATCAACGAAATATTGATACAGGGCAACCATCTCGTAGCTCTCAGTATTATTCTTAGGAGCGTTTAAGTAGTCATCGTAGTTCTTGAGCATTGACAACATCAGTGATTCAGCGCTAGGGACTTCAGGTTCAACTCGAGTTAACAGTCCCCGCCGAGTAGCTGGCGCCATCCTGTTATATAAGCCATTGATAACCGTTTGATTATCCATCATCGCGTCATGCTCTAGGTCCTTACGAAAATCATGAGCTTTAAACATCTCAGCGACCTTAGCATTAACATGGTCATAAAGTCCTACCATCTTGATACCCTTCTTCTGCAGCTCTTTGATGTGACCGTCGGTGAGAACTAGAACGGTATATTTGTTGAATGTAACTGGAAGGTTATCTACCGTCTTATGATGAGGATCTTGCAACACCTCATGCTCGACATCTTCCAATAAACCTTTGGTCAAGGCAAGAATTACCGCATCTTTATTGTGCGTTATAAATGAACGTTGATTAGCCTTGGTGTCTTCATTAGCTTCAACCTTAGACCGAGTTTTACGCAAGTAAAGCCATGGCAACTTTGCATTCTTCAGAACATCCCACTCAAAGATGGTTTGAGTGTGTTCATCTTGATGCCGAGGCATATCCCCGCGGCCAACCTCCGTCTTACGGCCAACGCTAAGCTGAAATGGCTTCTTGATAGTTGGGTAAAATTTGAACTCTCGCACGTAAAGCTTGATGGTGCCGCGATTCTTCTTAACCTTATCAAGCACCGGACGATAATCTTCAAGGTTGCTAGTAAACTCGATAGATGCGCCTTTCATCCCATTGTCTTCGATGAACGAAGCAACTTTCTGAGTAAGCTCAACGATAGAGATGTCCTTCGTGATGTGCTTAACGAAGAAATACTGTTGTGGACCACGATGATGGGACTTGATATAAGCTTTATACTTGCTCTCACCAGGGCCACCTTCATCATTGATGACAAAGGTTGCTTCTGGAGAGTCAAGCATCAGTCGATTGTTAGTTACCACGTCAAACTTACCGGACATAACTACCCGTTGGACATTGCTATACTCAGCTGCGTTCTTGCGGTTTGGAACTAACGATGGGATCCAATCAAATGTTACCTTTTCGTTTTGTTTGATCTTTCGGCTAGCAATATTTGGACCAGGATAAATCTCATCATATGGAACATCTTGTTTTGCAGAGAACGTCAATGATGTAGCATTAGATAGCCAGATCCTAGCATTCTTACCTCGTGTGGTTTCAGAGATAATCGCGAACTGTTGGTGACCATCTCGTACTACGTAGTGAACATTATTCAGCAATCCGTCGATGCTGTATTCATACTTATCATAGGTTACCGAATCGACGTGGGTACGGTTAAGCAGAAACTTTACGGCCCAATAAATTTGGTTGTCATATCGAGCAGAAGAAATAGTTTCCCTCCTGATAATCCGAGCAAACTCATTGAGCTTGAAAGTGAAATTCTTACGGAATTGCAGCTGCGTTTGACCCTTCTTAAAGATCTGTGCCTTGAATGTATCTCCCATTGATAGGCGAACCTCTTCGAGGCGAGCGATCAAGCTCTTGTTTGTAAAATCATCAAATGATAAGGCTTCGCGCGAGGGCTGGAAAGCTAGAGATCCAAGCGGAAATTCAATCACGAAGGAGTTTTGAGCGACTACTTTCAGCTCTTCGGGTAAATTTGGGATCGAATCAGCTTCGATGGGATATTGGATGTTTCCCATGATAGCGATTGCCCCCTTGAAATCGCTATCAGCTCCGCGGTTTTCTAAGTACCAGCTACCACCGTCGATGACCTTATCGATCTTAGAATGTAAGACTCGCTTAGTGTCCTGACCAACGAAATCTGGAAGAGTGTTCTTCCAATACTTGAAAAAACGATCGGTACGATCAAAGAATGCGGAGATGTCTTGAGGCTTGACCGCAAACTCGGCGCGCAGTCCGTTGCCTCGATCGGTAACTTCTTCTCCGACCTTTGACATCGCAGGCTTACCTTGCGCGTTGTAGTAAACCAAGTAGGAATACTCTACGCCGTTCCAGCGATTACGGACGATGAAGGAAGATTTTGTGTAAGCAAATGGAGACTTAGACCCGAGGCCGAGAGCTCCGATCGCTTCATCATTATCGGTTTTGGTTGAGTGCCCGTACGTCAAGTAGACGCGTGGGAGGACCAATGGGTCCAGCCCAACACCATTATCTTCTACATAGAAGGTTGGATCCATGCGAGTCGGAAGGTGCATCTTAAATGGGCAATCCTTCTTGCCAGCTTCAACCATGGAGTCATAGGCGTTGCAGCTGAGCTCACGGATCACCGCGAGGATCTTGTCCTTGTAGATATGGTCGGACAAGATCGTGACCATCTTTTGTGAAAATTCAATGCCAGCTTCATATTCATCGGTCGGCAGCTGAGATTCAAAACCGTGATCATTCTGATGTAGCCTCATTGCGGAATTCTCCAAAGTTTCTCTATCGATGGAGAAATTATATCATTGTTCTCCTAGATTGTGAACAAGTTTTCACTGCTCTTTCATTAGAGCTGTGAAAAAGAGAAAGAATGCAGTTTTAGTTTTCTGTGAGACGAAGCGTTAAGCACTTAGCAGATCCACCAGCCTTGATGAACTCTGTCAGCGGAAGTTGTTTGACAACATAACCTCGACTAGTCAAGTTCTCAACTAGTTCATCTGACGCTTTGTTGAGAAAAATATTTGTATCTATGTTAACTGCATTACAAGCGAAGTTTAGCGCATCTTCTTCAGACACGATGATCCGCTGATCCATTGGGATCATTGCCCTGATCTTCTGGAGTGACTCTTCGTCAAAGGCTGGTGGATAATAGAGCAGCTCTCCATTTTTGAGAGGACAGAAGCATGTGTCAAGGTGATAGAAGCGATCGTCTATCAGCTTAAGCGGTACGACCGCGCACTTTAAATAATCACCGATGTAAAATGAGGCCATCGCATCAGTTCGGTGTCCATACCCCATCCACAACAAGCTTGGGTGTCGAGTGCAAAATAGCGCGTCACCGGCCCCCTCAAATGGAACGCCATTAGGTAACCATAGAACTTGAAATCCCTGGTTGAGAAGCAGGTCACTGAATAGCTTTTCTTCTCCTTGACGTTCTGGGTGTTTGAATCGAGATAATATAGCCTTGCCATCTCGAACTAAAGCTGCGTTGGCAGTGAAGACCATGTCAGGCAAACTCTTAGCTTGGTTGATGCCTACCACTTCAGCCAGCTTAGCTATAGCTTTTTGCAGCGTGGTCCATTGAGACATGGCATCAGCAGAGACCACGCTAGAAATGTTACCATCCATCCACGGGTTGATGACGTAGTTTACTGAAAACCACTTGGGCTTACACATTAAGAAACGTTCAGTCACTGAGTCCGTCCTTACAAAGCTGTTTCAGCGATTTAATGTCGTTTTCATCTAGCGTGACGGCGTTTTCGATGAATGATTGGACCAATTGAAGGTAGATCTTAGACTTCGGTATTTCAACCAGCCTGGAGATAGATTTCACACAAGAGCAAAAATCTCCAGCATCTCCGTTGGTTTGCACAGCAAGGTCCGTGCAACGTTTACATGCCATTTTTTACTCCGTACAGTATCATTGAATATATTAGGAACGAATCCCCGATGATGAGACATGTTACTAACGTAAAGAATGTTATTGTTAACATCTTAATGAGTATTTTCTCAATCATAGCAGTCACGAGTATTTTCAATCCTCGCACTCTGGGTGGGTTTTGAATACAGTTTGCATCTTTTTATAAAGCTCATCACCTCGACGATTTATCTCATCGATCTCTTCTTGTGTCCAATATCTTTTCAAGAAGCTAAGCGTTCCATCGTCGACGTTAAAGATGACATAAGCTCCTTCCCTATACCATTCTTCAAGATCTTCTTTTGGAAGATCATCTACCTTAAATGTGGCGAAGACATCTTCATCAACTCCTTCGTGTGCTTGCTCTGGAAACAAGACTTCAAACTCATTATCTTCTGGATATCGGTACCTTATATATCCAGAGATCTCTCCGGTGGTATGAAGCTCCTTCTCATACTTATGCTTCCCGCAGCGTTGGCACCGCCAAATGCTGCGCCGCCATCCAGCAGCTATAATTTCATCACCGTAGATATTGCGAATGAACTTCCACTCATTATGTAAAAGTCCGCACAGTAATTGACGTAGAAAGTTAACTGTGGGTTTCTTCATATGATTTCATTGAGTATTTTCCAAGGGCTGTGATGTGAAGCTTGGTTGCATCATCTTCCTTGTCATATTCGAAGGTATCTAGCGTGACTGAGTATTCCCACAGATCGGCGACGTGTTGGACAACGCGACGAGTATCATCAATATTGATTGGCTTCCCGTTCTTAACCAGGTGCTCAAGAGTAAGCTTTCGTGAGCGCTTGTAATCAACGTTTGAAATTTGGATGTCGGGGATGATATTTTCCATCGCGAACTGTGCGGCCAATTTCTTACGCAAAGTTTCAAAACCCTCAAGGTTACTGATCTCGGTTACGCCGTATTGTGTAGCTCCTGTCGACTCTGAGTTAATTACGAACAACTGCATGTCTCGAGCGACCTTTGGAGATAGGTACTGAAGGATAAATGTTTCATCCTTGAAGTTCTTCATCGCATAGTTAATCTCGGTGACCCAGTCTTTTCCAGCAAGGTCAGGAAAGTATAATCGATCTTCATCGGTTGGATCCTCACCCATCCTCTTGATGTCCATGAAGATCGAAAAACCAAGCTTGTACGGGTTGAACTGTGAAAATTTATGTTGAGTTAGAACTCCGCTGTGGCTAGCGAAGAATTCAATCATCGAACCACCGTCGATGAAACCCTTCTCATGAAGTCGATTCATAATGTAGAAGTGGGTGAATGATGCGTACCCTTCATTCAGAACCTTGGTGGCACGCTGCGGTGAGAAATAATGACTGATCTTCCGTACGATGCGGATGACCTCACGTTTCCAACCTGGAAGGTGTGGAGCATTTTTCTCGATAAAATAGAGGATGTTTTCCTGTGATTCAGCAAGCTTAGTATCAGTGACAGGATTTACATCCTTAGCATCAGCCTTCCGTTTTCCGATCTTAGCCCAGATCGGATCGTAGTCAGCAAATTCGCGCTCAAAGCGCTCCATCGCTTTCTTAGCTTCTTTGTCAGCCGAAATCTTTGGTGGACGCTTGTACTTATCGACACCGTAGTTCGATAACGCATGGCATGCATCTAGTACACCTTCTACCTCATCAAAGCCATACTTTTCCTCGCACTTTTTCAGGTAATCCCTAGCAAAGTTGAGATAATCTACGATCGCCGACGCGTCTGTGTTCTGGCGGAATAGGTAGTTGTTCGTGAAAACCGCCGCGTGGCCGACTGAAGCGTGAGCCATGACCAAGGTTTGCATCAGGGCATTGTTTTCTTCCATCAGGTAAGCGATGCATGGGTCAGAGTTAATGACAATCTCGTAAGCGAGACCCATCTGTCCATTGAGATACTGCTTCTCGCTTTGGACAAATTCCTTACCGTATGACCAGTGTTTGTAGTATGTTGGCATACCGACAGAGGTATAAGCATCAAGCATCTGTCGTGCTGTGATAACTTCAATCTGTGGTTTGTAATAAGGAATTCGCAGCTCTTCCTTAGCGATGATCTCGATCTCGGTCCAGATCTTATCGAGCATCTCAAACGTCCAATCATCACCGGCCTTGAATAATAGTTTATCTTCGGACAAGTTAATGCTCCTTAAATGTAAATGTGATTAAGTGGCTTTATTGGGCCGATTGAGCTCTTTGGAGCTGACTTCTTTGTAACATTGGAGCCACAGATAAATTTCATCTCAACCTCTGAGTTTGTATCCTTCTCTGGTTTTTCAACACCGACACCAGTTGGTCCTTTGAAAAGCTGGCTGGCGGCCTTGTCATAGAAGATTATATCACCGTTTAAGAAGAGATTATCATCACATGCATAAAAAGCATCTTTTTGCATGTAATAAACATCCTTACCTCTAATGACAAGTGGTGTTGTAAAATAGTACACCACTACAGCGTGTCGAACTGAGGACTTTGAATCAACAAAATCTTCGATGGTCTTGGTGTCTATGTACAGCTCTATACCTTCAGAGACTCCAGGGACCTTAGTTAAGGTGGTAGAAACCACTTGCTTAAGCTCTGGTTTCTTAGTAGGTTCTGGATAGCAAATTGCTACTAAACCAGCAGCCGTCGCTAAGGCGAGAAGATGCCAAATCGTTGAGAGTTTCATCTCTGCCTTTTAGCAAGCAAACCCGTGGAGTCGAACTATAAGGTCAAGAATCTCCTGCGCGTTCTCGATCTCAAAGTCTTGCACTTTAACAACCTCTAAAATTTGAGCGATTGATCCGTCAAAGAACAATGCACCATCTTTGTAGATCTGTCCAAAGGCGATCTGTCTTCCAAACTGAACCGCGAACCGTGGGTACTTAATCTCTACTTTGACTTTCATTATGATGTTTCTTTCTTTTTGAACAAATCCCTGAAGACAGGGTAGATGTTATTTTCATCTTGCACGCGTTTTATCTGCAACCGCGAGTTAGTATCTGAGATCGACTTATAAGCTCTCCATAAACCTTTCCCATAGACATTTGCATTTTCATCTCCATGATAATCATCTACCTGAACATAAGCCATGTAGCGAATGTTTGGGAGGATTTGATCGGTAAGAATGTCAATGCAAGTGTCATTGTCAGAATCTACATTGTCACCATCAGAAACTTGAGCAACATAGATGTTAGTCTTATTTAACAGACGCTTCTGGATGATCTCGTTAGTGAGATCCAAAGCTGAAGATACGATAGTTCCACCGTTCTCGCGAGTGTTAAAGAATTCTTCTTCGGTCATCTCAGATGCTTCGGTGGTGTGTGAGATGAATACCATGTCAACTTTCTCGTATGCGCGGACCAGGAAGGAGTATAGCAACCAGAAGAACTTCCTAGCGATCGTCTTTTCCTTCTCACCCATCGATCCTGAGTTATCCATGATCATCATCATGGTAGCGTGTGCGATCGGAATCTCACGCTTAATAACAGTTCTATAGCGCATGTCCATCTCTTCGAACATCGCCATGTTCTCGCACTTGAAGTGCAAATGATCTATCTCAGCTTGGACAGTAGCGACTAAAAGATCATGCTCAAATGTTCCACGTTCAGGCAGCTTATCGGTCTCGATCACAGCTTCTTTGATATCAATCGTAAGTGGAAGTGATATCATTTTCACCGCTAGCATCTCCGAGTTTGTCAATACGTAAAGTAGCTCGTTGAGAATAGCGATGCGATCTTTGAAGACTCCATTCATCATCATTCGGCGCGCGAAAGATTGTTTGTAAGATCGAATGACCGACAGCCGATTCGGAGATCCATCTGTTTGGAATCCAGCATTTTCACGCTTATATTCCTTGATCTTCGTCAGCTGGGTTTTCATCATGTCTGGCAGCTCTAGGTCTTCAAAGAAATAATCCATGAATTCCTTAGGAGACAGCTCAATCACAAAATCATCTTCAGAGTTTGGACCATCGCTTGCATTCTTGCCGCGTCCTTGACCTCCGCCTTGGCGTGGTTTCTGGATGGTATCTCCTGGAACATATTGATCATTTCCAGGCAAGACGCGATCGACGTTACCTCCGTCGGTGTGCCAGATCTGAGGCTCGGTTATCGTTTTTCGATTAACCTTTATGTTACCACCGGTCTTGTCCATCTCCTTGAGAGATTTTCCACCGATGATATCATTCATCTGTTCCTTGATGGTTCCCTTGATGCGTCGAAGGAAACGAGCCCGATTTTCAGACGTGCGATCCCTTGTTACTTTACGCTTATCATTGATGACGATGCTCATTTGTTTCCTATCAATAAATTTCTAAGATGTTCCGTGCAAGCCTTTTGGTCCAAGGCGACCGCCTTGTCCTGGGCCCACTGGGTATGCCAGACGGTAGCATCGTTAAAATCACGACATCCATCGCCCCATTGTTCTGGTGTAAAGGGTCCGCGCGTAAGCTCCATCTCAGCCTTTAGACCGAGAAATTGCTGTCGCAGACGATCAGCATCTTCTTCGTATACTTGCATCAAGTCCGCATCACGAATGATCTTTTGAAGCATCGTGACTGGAGGTCCATCATAGGGGTATTTAGTAATAAGCAACGTCTCAATCGCATCAATGAGCTCTTTTGGAGTTAAGTGAGCGAAGTGGTCTCCGACGTCGGAGACCGGTTGAGTTCGGTATATTTCTACAAGCTGTTTATGAGCATCAACCAGGTTATTTGCGGCTATGGCGACGTTTATGTCGTCAGTTTTGCGTCCACCAGAATGATCATAATCGTGAAATAATGCGGCAACTAGAAGAGCTCGTCGAGCTTCTATAGAAAGATTGTAATAGAGAGAAGCCTCATAGACATTCAATGCCATACAATAAGTGTGGTACTTATTGTGATATGGGATATCGCTAGATGGATTGTGGGCATTGAAATAATCAAGGTAATCCTCAACACCATTCGAGCGAAAGATGTAGCTAACCAATTCGTGATGCTGCATCAAGCGAAACTGAGAGGCAGCTTGTGCAACATTGAATCCGAGAAGCTTTGAGTTATTATCCTTCATTTCCTTGAATTCTCCATGATTAGATCTATTCTAATATAGATCTTCTCAAAAAGATACTAAAAGAAATTTTGATCTCACCGCTCACACTTTTGTAAGAAAATCAAAAGTTGATTGATCATAGCGGTCTCGTGCCATCGCCTCTACCTTATCTATACCATGATTCTTCAGCTGCTCTGGTTTAAATCTGAGAACTTGCTCAAAAGCTTTACACAACAAGAGAAATGTAAACTTGAAGGTCTGTGAGGATGTCGAGGTTGAATTACCCGCGATGTTAATGATCGAATCTTCATTCACCGCAAGTTGATTTTGCAAAACTGTTACTAATCTTCCTAGTGCTTGATCTGATGCAGTAACCGCATCGTCTCCGAACGCAAAGATTTGATAGTGAATCTTGTTCTTGACACAATGGTGAAGAGTTAGCTTGGTACCTGGCGACTTAATATTAGATGCAAAGATCAGCGTTATGTCAGACATCTCGCAATTTTCTAATGTTCTGCCATGATATCCGCTTGCGGACTCTCCCATTTGAAATAGGGTTTCAAGCTGAGGCATTGAACCTATCAGCGTCTTCCATCCCTTAGGAGCCATCCCTCCTGTCTGTAATCCAAATAACTTTGCTACCCACAACCCAGCTAGGTCGGCCCCTGTTTGACCCCCTGATATGATCTTTATATTTTTCATGTTCTCTAAAAATAATGGAGAGTAAAATACTCTCCATTTGCTCATTCATAATGTTTTCTAAATCTAAGATGATCTTCTTCTGTCAAGTTCTTCCCGTCCCAATCTAGGATTCCAAGCCGAGCATCAATTTCCCATTGATGCTCGGCTGTCAACCTAAAATAGTCCGAGGGACGCTTGAATGACTGCTCAAACATCTCTCGGCTATTCATTACGACGCTTTCCTGGAACGCATGAACCATTCGCAAAGGAATCGAGTTTGGCGTTCGGTGTAACCGCGCGCCGCCATCTTTCCAACAAACTGCTCATGTTTCTTCTGGTCTTGCTCCGAGCGCTTCGGTGCAAATGAGATGACCGGAAGGATCTCATCCGTCGAAGCCAAAACTTTCTTCTCGATCACGTCCCGCATCTTAGCGAAAGAATCCCACTTCGGCAGCTGACCACCATGATCAGACTTATAACGGATCACAAAGTTCGTGATGTCATTACGGAAGTCCTTCGGGTTAGAGATGCCGGCAGGCTTCTCGATCTTCTCCAGCTCGGCGTTGATGGCCGGCCGATCAAGCATGACGCCTGTATCTGCATCGCGGAACTCCTGGTCCTGAACCCACGCATCGGCGTAGTAAAAGTAGTTCTCGAAGACATTTTGGCAGAGGTCCTGGAATGAATCCAGGAACGATGCGCGGATATCCTTCTCGAGGAACTCCATGTACTTGTCCGACAGCACACCGTCGAGATTTTCCAACAGCGCATCATTCTTTTCGCTGTCAAATTGCTCGTGGGCGATGGACGTCTTGAGGACATACATCAGGTGGATCGGATTTGCCGCAACTTCTTCGGTGTCAAAGTTGAACGTCTTCGAGAGGATCTTGAAGGCAAAACGAGTTGACAAACCCTTCATGCCTTCGTTGACTCCGGCCGCATCCTTGTATTCTTGGATAGGCTTAGCCTTCGGATCATCGTTCTTGACGTTTTCGCCGTTGTAGACTCGCATCTTTGAGTACAGAGTTGAGTTGCCAGGCTCTTCAAGACGAGACATAACGCAGAATTGCGCGAGGAACTCGAGAGTTCCAGGAGCACAAGGCGCCTTGAACAGTTCAGAGTGAGCTAATAGCTTTTTGTAAATCGAAATTTCTTCATTGACCCGTGTGCAATATGGAACGTGAACAACGTAGACGCGATCGAGGAACGCTTCGTTTGTCTTGTTATTCTTAAACTGCGACCATTCAGATTCGTTCGAGTGAGCCATGATGATGCCGTCAAACGGAATCGAACCAATCGGCTTCGTACCGGTGTAGTTACGATCTTGCGTGGCCGTCAGCAGAGGATTCAACATCTTGATCGGGGTCTTGAACATTTCAACCATTTCGACCAAGCCATTATTACCCTTGTTCAATCCACCCGAGAAGGTGTAAGCGTAGGGGTGATCCTGGTCAAACTTTTCGAGCATGCGGATGTTAAGCTCGCCGACCATTGAAGAAACATCCTGGTTGTTTTCATCGCCTGGTTCAACCCGAGCGATACATTCTTGACGAAGACGGCTTGGATAGATCTTCTTGACATAGAACTTTGAGAAATCATAGCCGTAGCTTTCGAGCTTCTTAACAGCCCACGGCGATGGGATGGTACGAATCGCGGTTTTTGGGATGTCATATTCTTCGGCGAGCATCGTAACGTACGATTCTTTTCCGTGGAACAACCCGAGCGGATTTTCAAAGACCGGAGATACTTCAGTGGTAAATTTCTCGACGGTGCTGTGTTCGTTCTTCTTTTCCTTTTCATGGGTGCAGAGAATGTAGACCGGAACATCTTCCATCAAAGCTTTTAGCTTTTCAGCCAAAGACGATTTACCGCCGCCGACCGGTCCAAGCAAGTACAGGATCTGCTTAGATTCTTCAAGACCCTGAGCGGAGTGTTTGAAGTACGACACGATGTTTTCGATCGCGTCTTCCATGCCGTAGAAATCCTTGAATGCTGGATACTGACGGATGATCTTGTTGCCGAACACCTTGGCCAGCCGGGTGTCGTTGCGCGTGTCGATCGTGATTGGATCACCGATAGCCTTAAGCATACGCTGAGCTGGAGATGCGTAAACTGCTGGGGTTGTCTTACAGAGCTCGAGATAATCTTCGAGTGGGATTAGATCATCTGTTGATCGTCCGCCTAGGTCCGTCATGAAACGTTCAAGAAGTTTGCCCATCTAATTTCCTTTAGGTTTGTTTGTAGAACTTTACTACGAGCAGCAGTGTAACTACCACCGTGCCATTGGCAAGCTCGTTAGAGCCGAGGTGTGTGGGTGAACTACTTCACCAAATTCGAGTGTACGAGTCTATTGTAATCTATCTTTCCTATAAAAGAAATGAAAAATTCAAAAGAGTTATGAAATTTTTTGTAAATAGCTTATCTGTACCAATAAACGAAGGATAACAAATGGAAAGCTTCATCCACGAGCTGCTCGCGCCGATCTTGGCTGCTGGCAATCCAGCCATCATGGCCATCTTGCTATTTCTCGCTGGTGGTAGTGTATACGTATATATTCGTAGGGAAATAGAGCTCAAGAAAGAACAAAAGCAACTTGTTGAGATGTTTCAGAAGCAGATCGAAGAAGATCGTAAAGACCTACTAACTGTCATAGACAAGTATCAGGAAGGTCAAATTAGCGTAGTTCAAGCTCTAACAGAGCTACGAGTATTGATCGCAACAATCGGCGCCAAACTGTAATATCAAAAGAGGAAACTCCTATGTTCTTTAACTCAAAGTCACCTGCGGCGGCTTTGCCGGCCGAGAAGCTAGAGGCTCACCGCAATGAAATCAAAGATAAATTAGCTGAAGTTGAGAAGATCGGTAGAGATTTAGAAGAAGCTGTGCGTCAAACTCAAGAGATGTCTAGTAAGCTAAGTGAAAAGATCTCTAAGGAATGTAAGACAGCTCGTAAAAGTCTGACATCGATCTCAGCTAAGTTGAGGGAAGGTCTAATCATCATGGACTCTTCTGGAAAAATCACTCACTTAAATAGAACGGGACTTAAAATTTTTGGTCTCCAAGAAAAAGACGTTATCGGAAAAACTTTGGTTGAGGTAATCGAGTGCGGAAATAACCTACATGATGCGAACGGTAACATCGTGGCGAAGCCTATCTTACGGGAAAATTTCTTCAGCGATCTTAGCCAACGTCTACTCGATAGAGTCAAGGATTCAACAGAAAAGTATCTAGTTTGCAATGAATGTCTGAAGGATGAACTTCCATTCTGCTTCGACGGTGGGATAGAACATCCTATGGCCGTTGAGATAATTTATCAGGGTCGTCAAATTAAGCTGAAGGTAACTCTATCGGTTTTAGACAATGATCCAGATGATCTAATCGATGTAAACTACATCTTTCTGTTTAGTGTAGTTAACTAACAAATTATATAAGATATGAAACAAGATCCGGTACGGGTAGGAACAATTCGCGCTGACAATTTACCCCAAGATAATACTGGGTTAGTTGTTTTATCTCAAGTGGCATCTCTGACGCCGCAAGCGCCAGCAGTAAACATTATGGTTCCTGTAGGATCCCAAATCCTTCATCTCCTTTGTGACGTTCCCATTCCGTTTGATGGAGGTGGTTTCATCTCTATTGGAGTCACACCAGGAGGAAATGAATACACGCAACCGATCCCGAGCTCATTCATCGGACGGGTTGACATACCGTTCACTCCAACCAACCTGTATAATATGTCTTCGGTTCCACCTGATGCGCCTGGTGGCCTTAGCGGAACGATCTATACTCAAGTTGGAGGTGCAAACACGGTCGGGTACTCAATGATCACGGTCATGTATACTCAGAAGAATAACGTTGAAAAACCGTCGCCGTTAAAATTTAACGCGTTGGCGCTGCCACCGCCGATCGTAGCTCCTGTCTCCGTCCCTGTTCCCAGCCCTATCTTTTCTCCGTCTGTTCCACCCGTGTCGGCGACACCAACGCCAGCGCCTACTCCGTCACCAACCCCAGGACCAGGACCGACGCCAGCGCCTACTCCGACGACACCAACCCCAGGACCAGGACCGACGCCAGCGCCTACTCCGACGACACCAACCCCAGCACCTACTCCGTCACCTACTCCGACACCGAGCCCAGGACCGACACCAACCCCAGCACCTACACCTTCGCCTGTAGGAATTGGTCCTTACGGTCAGTCAGCGTCTAGGTATACAGCGATGACTTTCCAGGATGAATTTGAAGCTGGAATCGTCGATCCTGCTAAGTGGATCTTGCAAGACTGGTACATGCCTGTCAATACAAAGAATAACTACACCGTTGAAGGTGGATCTTTGAAGATCTGGGCTGAGCAACCTTACGAAAAGGAAAATCGGACGATCAACACCGATGGAAAGTTTGAACAGCTTTATGGTTACTTTGAGTGTGAAGCGAAGTTAAATATCGGTAACGCCGTTTGGCCAGCTTTCTGGCTTTATGCTCATCCGACAAATGATCGCCCAGAGATTGACATCATGGAAGCTTATTCTGGAGGAGGGCCGTCGAGCGGTTGGTCAGATGGAAGCCTCCATCCTAATAATTATGGAATCACGCTTCACAAGGCCAACGCTGATTACAGCTACCATGAGGTTCCCTACGCGTACAAGCTTACAGATTTCTTACCAGCGGTTGACCTCTCGGCTGGGTTCCACAAGTACGCGGTACACTGGGATGCTAATGAAATTAGGTTCTACTTTGACGGTGCGCAAATCGGACCGACCTACCTGAATGATGGATACTTCTCGAAGCCTATGTATGTCTTGCTTGATGTTTGGCTTGGTTCGGCGTCTGGGGATCCAACAGCGGCTCCGGTTTTAACTGGCAAAGGTAATTCTTTTGAGATCATGTACGTCAGGGTATGGGGAATAGCTTCGTCTTCACCGGTGCCATCTCCTACAACATCTCCAGTCCCGACTCCAACAGCACCTACACCAGCCCCAGCTCCATCTGGAGCAGCGCGGCCGTTCTTGCTCGACTCTGGTGGTAATTTAGTTAACACTACTTCGCTATATGGAAACATTGCGTTTAGAGATGAATTTGATTCGGTGTTGAACACTAGCGTGTGGGACCTCAATCACATGAATAACTACACGATGGTTAACTATGACACAACCTCATACACCGATACATCAGTTAGCCCTCCTGTAGTGCGGACCGTTGCGCGACTGTGGCCGCTGGTTGATTCATCACTTCCAAATACAAACATCACCCCGAATCAATTCTTCCGTCGTGAGATGAGCACTCCAGGATCATTTAACATGCTCCATGGTTATGTAGAGTGGAATGGTAAGCTATTGAAGGGAAAAGGAATCTTCCCAGCATTCTGGCTGTTTAATGACGGACCGAATTACCCGAATGACGAGATTGACATGATGGAGGCCTACGGTAACGGAGATGGGTTGTACACGGACTCTAGCTACAACGTCACCGACTTCACGACTACCGTCTGGCAACCAGGTGGCGGTGGACCCACAAATCGGCTGGATTACGTTAAGGGTAAGGACACCAACCTTGGGTTGCAGCGCTGGGGAGATGCGTTCCACATCTGGGGTATGCACTGGGATTCTAACACGCTGATCTTCTACATGGATGGAAGAGAGTATCATCGGACTTCTTGCAACTATAATAACCCGATGTACCTTTTGTTCCAGCTGTGGTTTGGGAATGGTCCGTTAAGCACGTCTGGTATACCAGACACCAACAACACCCCGCAGGGCCAGGGAAATTCATTTGAGCTAGACTGGGTTAGAGTCTGGACTCTCTTGTAATAATTTCGCATATAAAAATGGCGTACCAATTTTTGGTACGCCATTTTACAGCCTGCTGGTATTTACGATTGCGTAGTTTCGACCTGCGCGGCGCTTTCAACCGTCTTGGTGGTTCCCTTGGAGACCTTAGTCTTACCCTTGGCCCGAGCATCTTCAGACATACCGGCATCGATGGAACGAACTACATTACGAAGAGTAGTAACTGTCCGCTTTTCTTGTGATGGATCCATCAGCTGAAGAACGATGCGGAGGGCGCTTTCAATCCGCGGATGATATTCAACTTCAGCGTCAATGAAAGCTTGCTGAATAACCGATTGACGAGATTCCTGGGTAGACCTCTTGTTTTGATCGCGGAATTCTGAACGCGACGCTTCATACGCGGTTTCGTCAAAGACCCGAACTGGGGTCCAACCTTCAACCTTCAGCGCTTTGCGGAGATCTCCGCCTTCTTTGTTACCGGCGACCTTTTTCCATTGATGTTCATCGATCACGGTTCCATTTGGAGCGATCACGACCACATTGTAGAAATCACGCTTATTTGGTTTTGATGTTCCAAACTTGAAATCATTGCGACCATCTTGATGTTGCTTGTCCATGAATGTTACTCCTGATTATTCATTGGTTATAAAATTAGGATCACCTTGTGAGCTCTCCTCTCTCGTGTTCAACTTCTATGGAGTAATAGTATATCACACGGTATCAAAAGTAAACCGACTATCACATAAAAATGCAAGAATGTGTAAAATAAACACATTCTTGCTATCTTAAATTACTACTCAGTAACTTTATTGTGATTTTTAACACCTATGTATGTTTTTAACCCAGGAATAGACTCTTCAAGCTTGATCAGCATGTCCATAACTTCTTGTCTAAAAGAGTAGAAATTAGGATGGTGCATTTCGTGGAGGATCTCGTGGATAGCACCGTGATCATTTAGAAGTGAATCGCAGTCTGCTGCCTTGGCTTTTGATGCTAGCCAACCGTAAAACACGAGGACGTGGGTGCATTCGATCAAATCACGGTTTTTGTAAAAAGTAGAAGGGAGTGGACAAGGATCGAAGCCTGGATAACCAGATACTACTCCAAGGACCCGTTCATTGATGTTACGAAGGATTGCCAACTCGGTGGCCGCCTCAAAGCTTGGAGCCCAAATATTTCCGTTGAACTTTTGCTCTTTATTATTACTTGTCAGTACATACTCGGTCGAATAAAATCTCATTTTGTACTAGGTCTCATTGTGTTTCTTTATTTTTGGGACTGAGCATCCTAGATCTTTAGCAAGATCTTTGATTATGAGAAGTTCCTTATTGGAAGTGTAACTTGTGTATCGGAAGTGCTTTACCAAGGAACTCATTATAATCATTCCAGTACCTCATGTAAACAATTATTTTTAGTAACAATTTGATATTTCAAATTATCAATCTTTCTTTTGATCCCTATCACTAGGAGATCCCCCAGCACCTCTTGGATGATTGGCTTGGTGGAGCAATCGGCTTATCAATCCATGAATGCTTCTAGATCGTTCTAGTGTTTTTATATCATTTACGAAGGAGATGTCCTCAAAGTATCTCAACGCAGCCGCCTTAGTTAAGAATACTCTATTAAGGTTGTCTCCCTCATCTCCGATCTTGTCGGTCCAACCGTTATATGTTTGACCAAGAACCAAGGTTGATGCGTGTGGTAACCCATTGATCGTAAACTCCATCGTGATCAAGATGTCTGGAAGACCATCTGCCGTATGGTGATTTAACGCAATAACCGTTCCTTCGACTAAGATTAGGTTCTTCTGGGTGTTAATAAAAACAAACAGCTTGGTGGAGATCGGGATGTTCATCACGTTAGCGACGGTCACAACCTCCGGGATCTTCCTCAGGCTGTCGACGAACTGCATGCTATCCATGATGTTACCTTAAAATACTATCCTTTGCTTGAACCAATCTGGTAGCTTCGATTTCCACTGGTTATAGAAGTACTTAAAATTAGCGTCCAAGATATACGTCATCGACCGATCAGTCTCATGACGCGTGCTTCGCCCTGAAGCTTGAAGGATGCTCAGCCACATCTTATTTGCGTACCAGTCTCCGTCGAGGTTAGACTTGGTGCGGATCCTTATGTCTCCCAGGTTAGCCCAGGGTAGCTTGATGATAACCTGAAAAGCCGAAAGATCATCATGTAAGTCAACACCTTCCATCATCGACGGAGACAGCAGCACATTATCTGGTTTTGCCTCGTGTAAGCTAAGAAGCTCTTGGTTAGAGTATTTCTTCGGATACACACTCTTACTAACCACTCCATTTAATGTATCCATGTCGCGGCATAAGAGCCTCTTTCTATTTAGAGGTGTGACACCATTAAAGATGTGTTTTTGAAGATCATATGTGACGGAGTGGATGATCCCTCGTTCTCCGTTATGGAAATTCAAGATCTCATCGATCAACGGTCCAACCTTCTTAACGTTAGACTCATAAACTTCCTTCGAGAGCTTTATCATCGGAGAGATGATGATCGGACTATTTTGAGGAGGGAATGGAGAATCCGTCTCGATGAAGAAGAGCTCAGATTCCTTGATCCCAATCTCCTTAGCAAATTCTTTCTTAGTTCCAAGAGTAGCTGAGAGGAACACAAACTTGTCTGCCAAGGTACCGTAGTACTCTTGGAAGAGAAAGTCCCCATAAACAGGAGCGAGCTTCAATACGTTCTTGTCAGCAACCTTCTCAACTAACCACCGGCGCGACAGCTCCTCCGGAGTAGAATGAGTGTTGAAGAAGATCTTGAGAGGTTGGATGGCCTTGTCAAGCTTATTTGCTCTAGCCTGAAGCTTTTGTACCTTCTCCGCAGCCTTAACCGAAAACCCCCTAGCCCACGTCTTAACGTCAATACCAAGCATCTTGGCTGCAGGAAATTGGTTGTCGATCTCGGCCTTCATCTCCTCTTGCTTTTCGAGCAAGATCTCCTTGATCTCGACTACCATCATATAGTCAGTAAGTTGATCTCCGGTAAACTTAAAGTGATCTGTTTCACAACCAAACTCATCGTGATACGCTTGTGGATCTACGTCTGATTCGGCAAAGCTGACTAGGTGATTCTCGGTATTGTGCGCTTCATCGATGATCAGAACAGATCGCTTCACCCACGGCGACTCCTCATCCTTAGCGAAGCCACAATGTGTAGAATATAGCATGTACACCGGGTTTGTGATCATCGCTTTTGACTTAAGGGCGAGGTTCTTTTGATTATAGTAAGCGCACCGGCTAGCTTGCATGCAATCAGAATAGAGGTCCATGTTAGCCGCGCACGGCGCTGCATCCACGGTAAAGTTCGTGTTGACGTTACATTGATAGTTGCTGCGTCCTTTGAGGTTGACTAGCTGTTTCCAAGATGATTCATATTGCTCTTGGAGCTGTAACGTCGAGGTAAGGATGTAAGCGTTCTTGAGAGAATCAGCGATCGCTGTGGCGATATAAGTTTTACCTACGCCGGTCGGACAAGACAGGGCAAAATATTTGTACTTGTCCCAGTTCGCGTGGACCGCATCTAGCACTCTGGTTTGTTGTTCCCTAGGAACTATAGAATGATTGTGGAAAAATGTGATAGGATGCTGTTGCATATAGTCTCCATGAGAGAAGATTATATCACATGTTTCCTCCGGAAAACTTTAGAGGATAAATACCATCATGAAACTCTTAGAACTTACCGAAGACAAGAAGCTCACTAACGGAAGTGAGATCTACAAGTGGGTAATTGACCACGCCTATGATAGTGAATCTGATGGTCAAGTAACAAATGATAATATATGGCAGAAGATTAAAGTCTTCCCGACAGGGGTATTCGTAGAAGGGTCACTGGGTATAGATACCGATGACGGAGAGATTCCGTTCAAGTTCACGAGAGCTGGTGGTAATTTTTCATTGCTAGTCAATACGTCTAAGATGGCACCCAAGACGATGAAGGGATGTCCAAATATAGTCACCGATAACTTTACCATCGAGGGAGACCTACCTTCGTTTGAAGGTTCTCCTAAGAGCGTAGGTGGAAGCTATTACTGTCTAGAATTTACCTCGCTTAAAGGTATCGAAAAGCACGTAGATAAGATCGGAGAAGCCTTAGTTATCAGGCGAGTTAAGGGAGGGCTTCTCAGCGTTATCTTAGTTAAGAGCCTAGGATCTATCGAAGCTGATGATCCTGAAGATGAAGAGCTTGACACCGCGTGCAAGATCGTCAACAAGTATTTAGGTAAAGGTAGGGCTGGAGTTCTAGATGCTCAGAAAGAGCTAGAAGATTATGAAGACCTTGACCTATCGAAGTTCGCTAAACTATGAAGCTACACGAGATCACCGATAAAGAAGATAAGGCCTGGATGGACAAGTATCGCAAGGTCGTCGAGTGGATGTCGGCCAACTGGAGCTATAACGACATAAGTAAGTTTAATCCTGCCGATATTTTACTTACTACCGATGGTGAGATTCGGTGCCTTGCGACCATAGCGGTATCTTCTGAAGATGGAGCTCTTCCTTTTACTTTTTCAGAAGCTAACGCTACCTTTGCTCTTAATAAGAGCAAATCTGGGGTTGCTCCTACCACCATGAGAGGGTGCCCTAAAACCGTCAAAGGAGATTTCTACATCAGCGGAGATATAACATTTGAGTACTCTCCTAGAAAAGTTAATGGGAAGTACGTGTGTAATGAATTCACATCGTTGAAAGGGATTGAAAAGCACGTAGATTATATTGGCACATACTTAGTCATCAGGAACGTTGATGATGGAATTCTATCGTTAATCTTAGTTAAACATCTCAAAGAAGTTAAGGTCAATCACCTAGGCAAAAATCTAGCCGAGCTACAGGCCGCTGTCAATATCGTTAACAAACATCTTGGTCATGGAAAAGCTGGAGTTGTAGCTGCTCAAGCTGAGATGCTCGCCTATGACAAAGATGGGATGGACCTTGAACGGTTCGCTAAACTTTGATTATCCTAGCAAGATCGACTTTACCGTTTCATTGAAGTCGAAGTTTCCATTCTTCATTGAAATTGTCAAGTTCTGGTCAAAAATGTTGTTATTCTGAGCAATTAGCTCCAACATGACAACAAATTCATCCGGTATCATTTTATAGATTACGGTACCACTTATAATGTCACCAACTTTTATCAAGTCAACGATTACATCTTTTAACCTATCATAGATAAATTGTAACTGATTCCGACGCTCAAAACCTTCAAGGTTCTTAAAAAGCGCGGTGGAGATCCCAGGTAAGTAAGCTTCACAAACCTTATCTCTTGCAGCTATATCTGTAGCATGTCCTATAACTGGTCCTGCAGTTGCCCTCAAGTCATTGACAAAAAAGTAAAATAAATGCAGTAAATTCAATTTAGTCTCCTAGCAAGATTGATCGAGTCGTATCATCGATGCTTGTTGGTTCATAGAGAAGGTCGATACAAAATGATTCAAAGCTGTCTCTTCCCGGAACACCTCTCGAATATTGAAAATTCATCATTTCAAAAGTTACTTCGATAAAGCTGTACCCATTTCCACGTTGATGTTCTACCTTATAACTACGAATATTTCTTTTATTTAATGTCTCAAAAAGAGCTTTTTTAATAGTTGTTAAGGCTAAATCTTCAAAAAATAATATATTCGGCATGGAATTTTTGACTGCCACCAGGCTGTGAATTAGCTTAGATATCTTAGGGACGTAGAATGTCTTATACGAATCACGCTCTAAATCATTGATGGAATATCCTAAAAAGTAAGATAACGGACCGATCAATTTTGATATTTGTTCTGATATAATCATTTCAATCTCCTAACAATATTGAACGAGCCTTCTCTTCTTGACTCAATGAATGAGCTACAACCGTGATCTTAAATATTTCCCAAGATCCAGTAGTAATTCCATTTCGATTATATTTTGATTTCGAAAGTTCTAATTCAATTAAAAATGCATCTTGGGAGAAATTAACGTCTCCAATGACATAGAATGAGATAGCACCATTTTTCCTACAATTATGCAAGATCGTTCTCAGCCTAAATCTCACTTCCTCGCATGCATCTTCAGACGAATAAACTGAAAGATTTTGTAGAAGCATTCTTGTAAGAATTGGAACGTAATATGCTTTCCAAAGAGAGCTTTCAGCATCATTGTATGATTTTTGTAAATCTATGATAAAATCAGTTAATACATTAGTGAGCTTGATTTCAAGTGACATTTCATCTCCTAATTCATCAAGATCGATCGAGCAATCTCTTCTAGGCTTAAAGATGGTACAAAATTTAACTTCATTTTCTCCGTTGTACATCCTGCGTTAAATAATCTTAAATACTTAAGATTATTATTAAGCTTCAACGTCATGTCTATGGTTTTAATAGATCTAGGATACGCCAACCTGTTTATGGTGCAATGAGTTAGAAAATCACCGTCTCGAATACCATTACTTTTAACGCATATATCTAGCGCTTTTATTAAAGTCAATATTAATTCTTTGGAATCTTTACTTCCTTCTTGAAGAAGCCGAGTAATATGAGGAGCATAATAATTTTTAATTAATGTGCTCTCTTGTTCATCTTTAGAAGCTTCTAGCTCTTTAGCTAAGTTAACGATCCATATGGCAATCAATTCTTCTGGTGGCATCACTTTTTCTCCAATCGGTGAAAGAAAGCAGTCAACCCCTTGTGATCTGCATAACTCTCTAGCTCTGTTCGATACGTTGATCGATCTTTCAATAGAGCGATCGAATCTTCATGAAGCGATACGATGTCTTCACCTTCTGGAACTTCGGTGTCGATTACGGTAACGTGTATCGTCGAAGCTAGAGGAAGGTACTCTCGGTAAACCTTAGCCCCACCAGCAATGAAGAGCGTTTGATCCTTGCATATCATCGGGCTAATTCTACGGATGATGTTTGTGGGACCGTCATCATTTAGCACCACGTTAAGGTTAGACGTGTCTAGTGCGAGGTCCTTGCAATATCCTATTAGCTGGTTATTGAGCTGTGTCCACTCTGGACCATATCCTCGGCGGTGAACATGATGTCCCAAAGGAATGTGATCACCCTTGTGATCGGCTAAGATGAAGATCTTTCTCTCTGGTAAGATCTGTGTTTTTGTTGACTTAAAGTAATCAACGATGCCGAGGAAGGTCTTAGCTCCCATCAGCAGCGCATGACCCTTCGTGATTGCTGCAAACCTCTTGAAGTCGGCGCTGTGATGCCACGGCATACCATTGCCTTTACCGATGACGAAGTTCTTGCTGTGCGCTAGTATCGCTTCTACGTTCATTAAGCCACCGAGTCGGAAGAGGTTGATTCAATATCAGAAGCGAACTCTTCTGCCTTTGTCTTGATGTCAATCAACGCTTGCACGAACTGATCATCATTGCCAAGCCTACCTTGGTCGAGAATACAATTAAGATCATTAAAATCTCGCATCGCTTGGTTAATATCTTCAGACGGCCCGGTGATGGCGAACAGCTTGTCTACCAGCTCATAAGGATATGTGCGAGCGTATTTTTCGATAGTTTCCCAAACCGTCTCATCGTTGATGAAAGACACACACTCTTCATAGGCTAACGTTATTTCCTCTGGTAGCTCAACGATCCTGTTACGACAGTTGAAGACAGCAAAGCTACGTAATGAAGCACCTGGGTTCTGGTAGATCGCATCTCTACCGGTGAGACCCTTAACGATGGGATAAAAGTGGTCAGCAAGCTGGGCGATGTCAAACAATAATCCGATGTGATATTTGATCATTTTAACTTTTTCTTGAGAGCTTCATAAACTGGATATGGAACGTAAGATTGAATCAGCTCATCGGTACCGTTAAGCTTGTATAGCCCTTTTACAAAGGATGAGCTGATCTCGATCTTGTCACGTGGAGGCATCAAGTAAACTATCTCGATGTCTGGATTAAGCTTTCGCTGTGTCATGTTGATTTGAGATTCATACTCAAAGTCAATGCCAGACCTGAGACCACGGAAGATGAAGGCCGCACCAAGCTCTTTTGCGTAATACACCAATAGCTCAGACTCTGGAAGGACCTTAATGTGAACTCTTTCTAGCTTATGTTTAGGTAAACTATCTAGAGAATCGCAGATCATATTCTTCTTTTCATCTTGCGTGAAGAGGCTATTCTTTCCTGGGTTGGTTCCGATCACGATATAGACCTTGTCCACCATGTCCAGAGCACGATCAATCAGCCACATGTGACCCTTGGTGATGGGATCAAATGAACCAGAAACGATACCGATCTTTAGATCTGATTCATCTTTATCAGTATGTTCTAAACTAGCTTGTTTCTTAAAATAAGCTTCTCCGATGTCATTCAACAAGATATTAATGTCATCACTATCGAGCTTATCTGATCCGTTGTAAATCACAACGTCAGCCCTCTCATCTACGTCTTGCTGTAAAGGTTGAGAGTTTATGATTGAAAGTATCTTGTCAGTAGAGAACCCATTGCGATTTTTAATACGACCGATCCTTACGTCAATTGGAGCGGTAACTGAAACGATCACATCAAACTTATCGAGGTACTCCGGATATTGAAATAGCAATGGAAATTCGACGATCAAGTGGTTCTTTTTCCAATCTTCTCGATCGACCCAATAGTTAATTTCCTTTGAGATCAAAGGGGCGCAGATGCTCTCAAGCTTTTCCTTGATAAACGGATTTTCAAACACAACGTCCGACATCTGAGCTTTATCTTTTATTCCTAAGGACTTCAAGAACTCCTTAACCTCTATGCTGTTTTCATAAAGCCAACTAACGAATTTATCAACGCTGCAAAAAGTCACCGATGGCTTTATAGGCTCGATGCTAGTATTCATCTTTAGCATCTCTGTTTGAAGCTTCTCTATAACGGTCGACTTACCAGCACCGATCCCTCCAACGACTACAATCTTCATCTTTACTCCGGGTGATAAGTTAATCGAAGAGCTTCAAGCTGTTGAATTGTTACGTGAACGTCGGTGTGCAAGATGCCTATGCCTCCAGCATCAGTCCAACGCTGGATGTTATCCTTATGATCATCTACGATGACCTTGTGAGGACCTGCATACTTTTGCTTGTCCTTAGACGGCAGCACGATCGTTTCCCACTGAGGTCCAAATTTCTCAGCTACCCACTGCTTCTTGTGAAGCCTAGAAAGCTCTGAAGATGGAGCACCTGTCAGGAACTTAGGGTTGTATTGCTTTGTGTATTCCCAAAGGATCTCAGCGTCAGGCATGAACTTAAGCGAAAGGAAAAAATCTTTAGCCTTGTGAATGGTCTTCCACATCTCTCTGTCGGTAACCTCGTGAGGCCACTTCCCAGACAGCTCATAGTGACCGAGGTCGAAGTGTGCAAATACTCCATCGAGGTCTAAGAAGAGCTCGATCGGCACGTATTGCGTAAATGTTGGTATGATTATCATTCTACTATTATACCACGAATTTGAACTTTCCGGTCAACTTTATTGGATCTTTGAATGGAATACGCTTGACACCAACAGACTTGGAGATTAGCTCTTTGGAGTTAGCTGGTTTTCGCGGTGGATTCAGAGACATCGTCACGTGGTAAGTTCCCTTATCATGAGCGAATAATCTTTGACTATCCTTATCAACGGTACATACCAACGCTTCGATATCATCGCCGATGACGATTAACAAAGCTTCAACATCAGGCTCTGTATTCCACCGGCGCTTGATTTTCTCAAAGGTCTCTTCTGATGGGCTCAATGCGATCGTCACGTGGTCACAATAAACCTTCTCGAAGTTCGGCGGACAAACTTTCAAGAGGTGAGCCTTGCATGCGTCATCTAAGACGAACGCAAGGTATCGTGAATTAACGTATGTTAGATCTTTAAGCATCATTGGAGATATCTTCTTTGGCGCTAGTGATGTAATCTGGATCGATTAATAAAAGCTGATCCAAACGATCTTCAGAGGCCCGCTCACGCTTGATCTTTTTCAACGAGCGAACCGCTACCTTTGAGATCTCCTCAAAGACGCCAATATCTTCGAGCAAGCCATGAAGAAGGTTATTGCGTGTTTGCTTCGACGCCAGCTTAAATGTGTCGTTCTCCAGCAAGTATTGAATCATTGTAACGCGGCGACCGATATCATCAAACTTTGATCCAAGGTGTGTCATGATCAAATCCAAAGAGCCATCGGCGGATTGTGGAGGAGCATCAACCGTTTGATAAAAATTGGTGGTTGTTGATTCCGTGGTTGTTGATTCAGGAGTAATAGCTTCTACGTCTTCGATCTGTGTATTCATTTTATGAATTCCGGTGAAAGGTTCTAGAAGGATATAGTATCACATCACTAGCATAAAGTACATTCAGCTATGAAAATATTGAGTAAAAATGATAAAAGGAGCTAAAATAGCTCCTTTATCACTCTGAAAACATAAACATATACTACCGAGAATCTCTCCTACCGTTTAGTGTGATTCGGGTCATATTGTTTTTGCTCATTAGTCTGCATCTGCTAAAGGCACACCAGCTTTAGCTTGCAGCTCACGGAGTTGCTCCACTGGCATAATTGCGTAGCCATCTAAAGCAGCTATAACTTTATCGCCTTCTTGTCGGAACAAAGGCCCGACCGCACCAGCGCGTGTAATAATATGACAATTTTTGACGTAGCTATTCATGTGATTCTCTTTAAGGGGTGAGGTGAAAATTAGTCGTTGTTACAAGAGCAGCTAGCTCGTGACATTGCAGATTTTGCTTAAGTCATCCTTTGAACACTTCTGTCACGTGTGAGGTTTCAAAATAGTAGTCGCGAGATCCTTTAACATCTTCGTGTTGAACAAGTTCCCATACATTATTAACTTGGAACGTCAGGTTATCCTTGATAAAAACAATATTAAATGGCGACATCGATCGTAATTTTGAAAATACTTCTTCACTGGCGCGAATCGTTAGAGGATGTGCGGTCAAATCACCCACTAACATTTTATTACCATCTTTATTATAAACTCGTGTTAAGTTACCATAAGATGGGCGTGAAATGTAATCTACAGCAACGGTGAGTGGTTCACCGTTAAAGCCTACTATATTAATGTCCATCAGGACCTCCAAAATATATTATAGTTCTAGTTATCAGCCTTAGTCCTCATCTCCATTATGGATAGAGCGAACCTTGTTGAACATAGTTCCTACGTTGGCTGCAAACTTTTCTAGCTCGGTCGTCAGCTTTCCGCGCTCGGCATCATTCTTAGTCTTCAATCCCTTAAACTTTTGAAGCTCTGACGCGAAGGTCTTAGGAGAAACTTCCTTGAGGGCCTTGAGGACCTTGAGAGTCAAAGCTGGGGTTCCCTTACCGTTCTTCGGGAAGGAGTCCATGAAGTCATAAAGGTTGTGGGAGTTGTTCGGGTTGATGTGGATGTCATCCTTGGTCAGGATCGAGCGGTGCTCTATGTCAGACAAAACTCTTAGACCGGCCACGATCGAAGCAAGATGGTCAACCTTGATCAGCGGCTTCTCGGTGTTGAATAGGTCCTCATGCTTCTTAGACTTGAGGTAGGCGATAACCGTGGCGAGATACTCAGTGACTGATTCACACAGCACCTCGTCATTCGCTTCGCGGATTTTGATGAGTTCTTTTAATAGTTCCATAATAGGACTATTTATGTTTATCCTCCACGAAACTATCTAGAACGGAGTAGGTGTGCATCTAAATACCATCCCGTGCCAGTACCACTCATCCATAAAATAAGCATACCGCCGGCAATATACATCAAAAGGTAGATCGCACGGCGGTATCTGATTTCCAAAATCATCAACGATGTGAAGGATAATCAGTGAGACTGGCATACTTAGGATTTCATCCAGGACATCAGCTCTTCCTGCATCAGCTCACCGTACAGGTCCTCGTCGGACATGCTGATGAACTTCTTCAGGTCCTTGATCTCGTAGAAGGCAGTGTTGGCAAACTTATCTCCAGCTTGCTTGAGGTAGGAGAAGTTGCCATGGCCAACGCCGATGAAGAGGAAGTAGCAGCCGTCATGGCGGTTTTCAGATTCCTGGAGGATCTTCGTGGTCCGGTCACGATCGCTGTTTTCACCGTCAGTAACGAAGATGACAAGAGACTTTCGTTTCTGTGAAGTTGGAGCGGTGATGGCTGGAGTTTCCTTCTTACTGAAGAGCTTACCGAAGAACCCAGGTTTTTCGGCTGGCGCCGCTCCACCGATACCTTCACCGATCCAACCAAATTCCTTCAGCGATTCTTCGAGAGCGTAGCTATAGTCAGTTCCGCCGTTCCAACCTTCAACCTTGTTGATGATGTTCTTCTTGACAAAGTCCTTATAGTTGGCGTCGGTTACAGGACCTACATTTTGTACAGAGTTTGGACCATTGGAGAAGGTCAGCAAGTCAAGCTTCTTGTCCGGGTCAAAGGTCATACCCCACGGAACGAGCCGTGTGATCAGGTCATTCGTGGTGCCATTGATATGCTCAGTTTCAAAAGAACCACTGACGTCAAGGATGAACATCATCTCAACGGAAGGAGGTGTGATGATACCGGCCTTTTGCAAGTTCAATTGCAGAGCTGCTTGGGATTTCTGAAGATTCAGTGTAATTGCCATTTGATTTCCTTAAGTTAACTTACGGATGACGTCCATCAATTGATCACGAACGACGAACCGCTGTGTGTCATTCTTCTCATCTTGAACGGCCGTTGCTACGGTTGATAAAAGTGCAGGAAGGGCAATAAGCACACCATCCTGGATATTAGTTAATAGCGCTGTTATGTTCTGTTCATCTTGATCTAGCTTCATCGCTTGAGTTTGAAGCAAGCTGATCGTCTTAGTCAAAGACATACCACGATCATTCAAGAGACGTCCCTTGTCTTCTGGAAGCTTAGGTATGATGTACTCGCACGCGAGCATGTAACCTGTCGCTTCCTTAATCAAGCGCTGAGTAGACAGCTTCAACTCGGTCAGCTCTCGATTTGCCACTGAGAGCTGTTGTTCACCAGTACGAAGGAGCTGTCTAAGCTGTTCTATCTCTGGTTTTACCTTATCAAAGCGTCCCTGGATAGTTTCACGACGAAACCATGGTTGTCCTGCGGTCAAAGAATCAGCGACGGTTTGAAGAACTTCCTTCAATCGCTGAACGTGCCGACCTGTGGTTCTAACCTGATCGCCTTCAAGGACCTTGAGCCACTTGTCAACGATGATGCTGTAGCTTTGTTGAACCTTGACGCCGAACATCATGGTGGCTTGTGTATCCATTGACTCGATGATAACACCACAAAGCGTATCTCGTGTTGCTTGGATGATATCATCATCGTAGGCTATGAATTTCTTCTTGACCTCATCAAATGAAACATCCAACGTGTGGCGCTCTTGTCCAGGAAGCTTTGAAGGTCCGATCGGCTGATGAACTGGCTTTACCTCTGGAGGAGGAACCTTTGATTCCCACGAGGTCGGCTTAAATGAAGCCTTTGGTTCCTCTGGATCATTCGGCTTTGTCTCCGATTGAGGAATGGTAGTCGGCTTAAATGATGTCGGTTTCATGGGAGGAGTCTCCACCGGCGAGCTTTGAGTAGAGATCACAGTTGGCTTAAACACCTTGGTGACCTCTACTTTCTTCTCGCCGATGATGGTCGGTTTCATCTCAGGAGAAGTGGCCCAGGACGCCGTTGAAGTCCTCGTTGAAGCCGACGCCAACCTGAGCGAAGCTCGTTCCGGTGTCTTCAATCATGATCGAACCCATCTGCACACCGACGAACTGACCGAACTGGGCTGAGAGGTTCGCCGACATGAGGACGGTCCCGTTGGCATCTTCCACGGACACCTTGGCATTCTGAACGCCGCTGAAGTTCCGGCCGGAAGACTGAGGATGAATCATCGCGATGATTGGAATCTCGATGGCTGATCCGGGCGGGATCGTCATCTTGGAAGGATCGACACGGATCCATTCATCTTCATCTTCGGATGAGTCGCCATTGTCTACGTCGGCGCTGTGAATGAGGGCTCCACCGTGAATTGCGAAGGTGCCATCGGGATTTTTGGTCAGTGTGCCGGCTTCTTGGCCGCCGAGGCGCCGCTTGACGTTGTATGTGGAAAGGATATCTTCGAGCTGGCTGATCTTTCCGCCGGAGCCGTCATTGATGCAGAACAGGGCGTGCAGGTCCAGGTCGGTGTTGCCTTCCCAAGCAAGCTTGACCTTGAAGGCTTCAGACTTCTTGAGGTTCAGTTGCAGCTTTTGGGCGACGTCGCCAGGTTTTGACAGATTGAGAGTGAGAGCACTCATAATTAACTCCTAAGTTGAACTACGTTAACCACGTGACATTGAGAAATACAAATTACCAGCAAATGGCCCATCATTTACCACGCCGAAGTTTAACAATGCATCCATGTTTGGTGGCTGAGTTGACCACCGCAAATCGATCATGAATTCACCTGATGGATTTGATTTCACAGAGACATCTGGTGCCGAAAAGAATTTTTGAATCTTAAAGATTACTTCTGCAGAATCTGAATCTTCACCAAGTAAGAGCGCTTTGAAGTGAGTTATCAATTCAAATCCTGGGGTGTCACCACCGTACTCAAACTTAGTTACCGGCTCACTTGAGATCATAAGCGATTTCAAGTAATTACGTAGCTCGTTCAAAGTGGCTTCAAATGGATCCATGCAAGTTCTCCTTAGTGAGTAGATGCATCTTATACCATTTCACACCTTGTGTAAACAACTAAGAGAACGTCCCCAATGAATCATCTGTTGCGATCACACCAGCTCCAACCACCGCGCTGATGAGGTCAATGTTACATCCTGGATTGGTCATCGGTCCGCTGTCCCAGTTGCCAGACGCTCCACCTCCATCAAACGTTCCGCCACCGCCGTGTACCGAATCGATGGTGCCTGTCTGGCCGAACATCTGTTGTTCAATGATGAGCAGCTTTAACAGATCTAAATCATCATTCTCTTGATAATCAGGTTGGTAAGATGGTTCTTCTTGGATTCTCTTCAACCTAGCTTTTGATGATGGAGTAATATTATTTTGTGAGGATTTAGTTAAAGCAAGCCTCAAACGTGGGCTGGGTTTTTTACCAGACGCTGATAAATCTCTGAGTGAATTGATAGTCTTGATCAGAGTTACACGCTCCTGGTTGAGAGAATTGATTTCATTCTGGACAATCTCTATAGAGTCATCCATGTGACGCAACTCTCTCCACTTACAGCTATTAAGGTAACTCTTCAATGAGATGTGAAGCCCCCATAGAGCGTTATCAGAATTTCGTCGCTTGAAAACACCAAGCAACTTTCTATTCGACTTGAAGATTTTATGTACTTTCTCAGTCACAAAATCTGGAGCTACTTCAGCAAGATAGCTCTCTGTGTTCTTCGAAAAGTCAGGAAGCATCCTTTTAGCTTCTTCGCTGATGTAAGCTATGCGAGAGTTGAAATTATCTCGTTGCTTATAGTTTAATGTTGATAAGTTAGCGTTAACATCATCTAACTTCTTATCTAGGCTAGCCCGTGCTTCTGGAATATTATACGACACAAGTTTCTCCACAATGGTGACTCACTGGTTCTTTAGCTCCATCTTCTCGACGGCCCCTAAAGTAATTATCGAAGTACTTTACTAGCCCCAGTTTATTCATTCCAGGACTCCAATCAAGAGGCTTTCCTGGAAGTGAAACTATGTCTGTCCACGGATTAAATCCAAGCTCTGTAATCTCATGCATACGGAGGAAGTACCGCCGATCAACCGCATCTCCATGCCAAAGGTGCTCGATCTCTCCTTGTACACATCCTAGCGATCCTTTAACTATCTCATAGAATCTCTTTCCCCACTCCTTTAAATGTGAGATCTGAAATTCATCATGCTTGAGAGCATTTTGAATGCAAAAGTTGTAATCATCATAGATGGCATGAGCCATGAAGTGATCTGCGCTGCCTGAGATCGCAGCTTCATATAATCCAACCTTATCAAAGATCTCCCGGCGCATCGCCCAAGCGTAACCGGTGTGACCATGCTTGTCATACCGTTCATAGTTGAGATATTCTGGATGATCGCTCATCACCGAGGCGAAGGACTCAGAGATGTCATTTGTGCGGTCGCCATGCTTATCCAACCTCATACAAGTTTTGAAGAGCTGGGCCACCTGGTGCTTCTTGAGAACCTTTATTGTATCTTTTACCCAGCTGTTATTCATGAATACGACGTCACAATCGATCCAAGCGATATACTTAAAATGATCTGGAACGTAGGACGCGGCGATGTTAATCAACCTCTCTTTTTGCCAAACCAAGGTTTTAGATCGAAGCTGGATAACAGCTGGAGATTCTTCTAGCTCAAACGGTTCATCTCCGAACGCACATTCGACTGTGATGCAAGTCACTCCAGCTTTCTTCATACCCGCCATAAAAACGTCATAGTTCTTGCGACGCGTTTGATAGCGAACTGGGTTGTAGTAAGTCGTGATGACCGCGAGTTCGTTCATGTTTCTCTATCTAGCTAATTGAGACATCGCTTCCATTAAGTAGGCGTGGGCAGCAGAAACAGCTCTGTCGGTTTCTTTAGTCCACTCATCTCCATTCAACCTTAGCGCTCTGGTCAATTCACCAGATGCTTTTTGTAGAGCAGTAGAAACATTTGGACGAATCTCTCTAGAGTTTTCGCTAACTCTAGATCCCATACCGAGAGCAAATTTCGCTTTCTCATTTCCTTCATCTGCGAGCTCGATAAGAGCTGCTCGATAGATATCTTCTGAAGTCATAGTTTTTCCTAAATTATGTGATCAAACAACTTCTAATTCATCAAGATCAACGTACCATCCTATGTTTTCAAGAGCTTCTTCTACGCCGCTAAATTCTTGATAACAGCAGCCATCTCCGCAGTTCATACAGTTTTTAGAAAATACCCATGAACCGCCACCCAATGTTTCATTATTCTCAAGATGTTTTTTAACTTCTTCCTTCGTCATCTTTAATATCCAAGCGGTTGGTCTGGGCGGATGGTAGTTCCAAGCTGCTGCATATCAGCTCGGGCTTGAGAGAAGATCTCGCGGGCCTGCTGGAACTGTGCGGAGTTCTTCACCCGTGCTTGCTCGACGATCACCTGGAGCGCTTTGGTGTCAGCGATGACCTGTTGGAGCTGTTGGGCTTGAGCCAATCGATTATCTCCAGGAGCGTTTGCGGCGACGGTGACAACTTCATTCATCAGCTTGCGATCGACGGTTTGCAGCGTTTCATCAAGAGCTTTTCCTTGAGCGCTCAACCGTTGAACACCTTGAACGATCAACGCACCGTTGATCTTAATCAGCGTCATCTTGATCGAAGCAAACCTGGTCGATGATGTCGTCGCAGTTTCCATGAGCGTTTGGACACCGGCGTTCTGGATCTGACGTATCGCGAGCTGGTCACTAGGCAGCTTCGTCATCATGCCTTCAACGGTCAATGCACGGCTTTCCAGAGCTTGAAACTTAGCCCGAAGGTCATTGAGGAAAGTAGGATCGACTTGGCCTTGCGCTTCAACTGCAGCAACGTACTGTTGAGCTTTTTCATGGATGCCGATCATGTAAACCGTCAAGTAGGCATAGTCCATGAAGCGATCGACGTACGCGTTCTTAAGCGCCTCCATGTTCTTAACCTCTCCTTCGAGCCGGTTCATCTCAACCGCGAGTTCCTGCTCCATCTTGGCGATAACCTCGGTCAGCGTCTTGGTCTTGCCTGCGGCCAGCAGCCGAACGTTCTCGAACGCATTGTTGGACGCCTTTGATAGCGACTTTGCGCTGAACATCCCCTTGAGCTTATCGATCATGCCAGGCTGGGCGTTGAGAATCTTATCAGCAAGCTCACCAAGGTTCTCCTTGTCGACCTCATCCTTGAGCTTTTCAACAAGCTTGAACAGCTTTGGTTGGTCACCCTGGTTGATCTTCGCTAGGAAGACACCAAGTGTCTTGTGAAGCTCCTGCTCGACCTCGGTTCCGATCATGGCAATGTCTCGCATCGAGATCTTGTCAAAGTCAAACTTCTTGACATCTCCTTCTATCTGCCGCATCTTTTGCTCAGGGAAGGTGACCGGGAAGTTTGGTGGTAATGTGATCGATGTGCTCATCGTTGGTGCTACCATAACCGATTGTTCTGTCTTTGGCGTCAAAAAGTCTGGCATCATCGATTCAACTACAGCAGCAGGCGGTGATGCTGGTTGAGCTTGAAGGTTTGGAGCTCCACCTAGACGGGTTGGTTGCATGATCTATTCCTTAACAGTTATGAAACTAGTTTCTATCTTGAATGTATAAGTGTAGTTGATCTCTAAGTTCTCTACTTTCATCTGGTTCTTCGAAAATCAATAAATCACCGTCTTGAGTTGTTCGCTGTAACCAATTGATGAAGATAGTTTTACTTGGTTTCCACCATTGCTTAAAATGTAATATAAATTTTGATTGTGTGAGTGTGTTCGTCGCGAATCGATTCACCCGTTGAGTGTTATACTCATAATACGATATTTGATCAAGAAGATCTTTAGGTAGTATCATTTTTATCTCTAAGAGGCCAACGCCAGCTCTTTACGGTTTGCATATACGGAGTGTCCGAGAGCAAGTCCCAAGATAACCGCGGCCGACAATCCCGTGACAACCTCTGGGATGTCAACGACGATGCCGAGGAACATACAGATGGCAAGAACTCCGATCGACCAGAAGGCTCCATGTTCCAGGTAACGGAAGGTTCCGAGAGTATTCTTGTCTACCATCAACAAGGTCAACGACCGGACAAACATGGCGCCGATCCCGAGGCCAAGCGCGATCAAGATAACATTGTTGGTAACCGCAAACGCTCCGATTACGCCGTCAAAGCTGAAGGATGCGTCAACCATCTCGAGGTAAAGGAATGAGGCGATCCCAGCCTTAGCGACAGATGCGGCGACTGATCCTTCAGTTTCATCGGACTCAAAGATCGCGCCGATGCCGTCAACTACTAGGTAAGCGATGATGCCCCACACGGCCGATTGAATAAACTGCATCTTATCGATGGCAGGCAGCAGCAGCGTAACTACAGCAGCCACCGCAAGAGCCAAGATGATCTGTACTGCTTCGATACGTCCAGCCTTGACCATGACGCTTTCTACGAATGGTACCCAGTGTTCCTCCTTTGAATCATCGATGAAGAACTTCAGGAAGACCATCAGCAAGAACGTTCCACCGAAGCCCGCGATGCTTACATGAGCGGCCGTCAGCGTAGTTTCATAGAGGTGTGGGTTTTTAAAGGGAAGTACAGCAGATTCTACAAGGCCTAGCGTGCTGGTAGCCCAGACGATCAAGACTGGGAACACGAGTCGCATTCCAAACACGGCGATAACCATACCCCAAGTCAGGAAACGCTTCCTCCATACTTGGTCCATGTCGCGAAGGACCGTGGAATTTACGACGGCGTTGTCCATCGATAGGCTGGTCTCTAAGATCCCTAGAACTCCAGCCAAGAAGGCTCCTTCGATGCCCGCGACAAAGTAACAAAATACTAGGGCGACCAATGTGAAGATGAAGCTGGTCGAAAAGTACGACATTGTTGATTTCATTTTATTACGCTCCGTTTAGATGGACTAACACAAAGCATTATAACTCAATGAACTCAACAAGTACACAATTATTTCACCAGCTTTTCATAGTCAAGAAGACCATGTTCTTGCTCAAATGAGACCTTATCCCAAAGCTGGATGAATCGTCGATCAAGCTCTCGAACTAAGGAGATCAAAGATTCTTTATCTAAAGAGTCAACATTTGAGCTTAGAGCCGAGACAATGTCTGGCTTATCAGGATCCCAGTATGCGACGGTAGATCGCAACGGTTGAATGATCTTCGGCTTTACCTTCTTCTTTCCAAAGATCTTTTCCCAGTTGTCTTGGTACGCTGTCATTAGATTCGACCAGCATGGCTGAAGATACAATTAATTATATCTTCTTCGGTTAAAGAATCTGCGAGCTCGATCAAGTTATTAACGGTGAGATCTGCCGGAAGAGTTATTTCTGCATAAGCCTTGCTTTCATTTTTGAACATTTGAAGAACGTGGCAGAGTACGTCGTGATCTGATTCAAAAACACCAGACACTGCGACTATTGGGTCACCTGCCTTGATAAGCCGATAAACTCTACCACCTAGTGTGACTGGAACATATTCTGATAGCGCACGCATAACTACATCAAAATTAGATCTTTTCATTTTCATCTTAATACCCAACGTAAATTAAATGCTATAGCGTCTTCTTCATTCTTAAAAAAGATAAAGAAGTAATAGAAATAGTATTTTATGCTTTGTTCATTTAGCCAAGCTTCATAAGCATCTAAAATTTCTGCATCTGGAAAACCTGGGATGTTGACACAAACTGCATATTCACACCGATTGTTTTGTTCAGCTATGTTCCAAAATGAATCTTTTCTTATAGTCTCATCTGAACGTCTATGAATATCACTCATCTTGAACCTCTAGTTTCTTTATGGACCAAGAACGCCAATCGATTGGTTTTTCTTTAGTCCAACCTTTAGACTTATACGGAGAATTTTCACGGTCTTCCATCGCCACCTTGATCATATCAGCTCTCATAGCCTTATACGCTCCAGCCTTCGTTAAGTGCAAGGACTGGAGCCCTGGGGCGCTCTCAAAGATGCAGCTATTGTAGAAGAAACCATAAACTATCATACGCAGATCTTATCTCCTGGTTTAACGGTTGGTTGGTCTAACCGCAATAACTTACCTGACTCCGTTTTGACCGTCACTGTTCGATACTCAGCCTTGACGATCGACACAACAATTTCATTCCTACACTCAGGTGATGATCTCTTCGTGAAGATCGTATGGAATGCCATAGAGATTGAAATCGCTAAGAGAGAACATGCTAAGAAAATAACAACACCAGCAAGCACAAACACCACAATTGTGCTAAATCTTATTTTCATCTTATTTTCCGTGAATCGGACAGAATGTTGAAATGACCTTGAACTGTGTCCCCTTTCGATCGCGGTTGTCTAGAGTCGGACACTTACAATGAGGAACCAGATACCATTCGTGAAAGTTTGGATCTTGAGGAAAGTTCCAATTTGCTTGCAGGTCGAATTCAATCTGTTCCACCGCGAAAGCTAGTGACTTAAGCCGTCCAGGTTCAGTAGTTGGATCAAGAAGCTCCATCTGCTCAAACAGCATAAGCTTTTGCTGGTGCAAGTCACGAAGCTTCGTCAGCTGTTCATCGGTGACTCCTTGAGCCGTTGCCAGTCTTTCATTCAAGCGATACTGCGGTGAACCATATTGGTCTTTAACCATAAACTTATCGAATGTAGTGCTCATAGATCTATCCTCATCAAAGGGTCCCACTTAATTTGTTGTCTGGAGTAACCTCGTGGATTACACATTACTCTGGTGTTTCCGATCATGTAATCGGCAGGATCATGAATATGACCATGAAGCCACCACTCGGCGTCTTGGCAATCATCTAAGATCATGTCCGATAGGTCCGAAGCGTAGTACGGTTGGTACTTAGAGCTAAATGGAGCTTTAGCATAAGACATGTATGATGGAGCCATGTGAGTTACCACCATGATACGCTGTGCTGGATCATCCTTGACGCAATTGTTACTGATGAATGATCGTGTCTTCAGGTGAGCGGCAAGCAAGTCTCTTGGGTGCAACCTCCCAAAGCTTGCGCCATTTCGAATGTACTTGTAGTCATTCATTACGTTTGGTGCATTGAACATCAATAGAGGATCTTGCCTAGCAAAGTCTGTCCAGAGCGTTCCACCGAGAAACTTAACCTGGTCGAGAACGATCGACAGATTTTCTAGAAAGAACACATTCGTCAGCTTGTCATCATTGATGACCGATTTGATTCGTCCTGGTTCTTTGCTTAGGTTTTGACCCCAATAATCATGATTACCAAGCACAAACACAACGTACTTAAAGCGTCCTGACAGCTCTTGCATCCAGCTTTTCTTTGTGGCGGGATGCTTTTGGCTCAAGAACCTGCGCTCTACCCAGAGGTCTCCAGGAATCACTAGCGTCGTTTCGTCATCGCCTTCCATCGGCTCTGGATACCAGAGCATGTCCATGTCACACATCACTCCGTGACTTCTTCGCAACCCCTTGTGCCAGGCTGCGATGTCAAAGTCCAGGTGAATGTCACTGGCGAATCGAATATGTTTCATTTGTCCTTAACTGATACTGTTACCACCGTCTTATTCTTAAAGACGATGCAAACTCCATCTTTGTATATCTTACCGCTACCGGCGAACATGATCTTTGACTTGGTACTTTCATCAAGGATTCGCTTTGTAACTTCATTCATGTCGATACGCATCACCCGCTCTAACCATCTGAGCAGCGCATGCTCGGAGACTACCGGTTCGACTTCAGCTTTCTTGGTGTCGATGATTTGTCGTTGAATTTTCTCGACGGATTGATAAGCTTTTTGTTCTCGCTCAGCTTGGATTCGATTTGCTTCTTGGACTTCAGCTTTTACGTCTTCGAATTGTTTACGAGCGACCGAAAGAGCAAGATCAAGATCAGATAATGACATTGATCGTCGGTCTTCAACGCACCTATCAATAGAAGGAGCTTTGCTAGCTCCATTCATTTCAGCTTGCATTGTGCGAAGTTCAGCTGAGCCCAGGTCATAAGGTTTCATACAATTTCCTTTTGGATAACATCTGCTCTAGTTGGTCCGTAGCTCTTGATAACTGGAGATTTCAACCCTACAAAGTTATTGATATAGTCGGCCGCATCTCCATATGCATCTGATTTTACCTTAACGAGAGATCCACCAGAATAAAACTTAGCGTCTTCTCCGTTGAGTTGATCTAAGCACGTTACGGCTAGTCCAGCGTTCACCTTCATGTATGGCGGTGGCAAGTATATGCTACCACGATAAAGGTCATTGTCGATCGCATTTTTAATTACATTGAGATCTAAGTTAGCGAACCTCAGCGAACCCTGAAATGAATTAGGAACGTTTGTCTGGTCAACGATTGATCGATATGGTGGAACAATCAGCTCATGGTCTAACGGACCAGCTCCGTGTCTCGTGGTGTAACACCTCGTCACATAAGTAACATCTAACTCTTGAATTCCAACATCACCGCAAATGTCCAACACGTTTAAGATGCCGGTGTTTGACCGAGTAATGTGTGGAGCGATCCCATAATCCTGGTCAAGCATCAATCCTTGAGCACCTTCAAACACTATCTGATTAGCGCCGTCAAGGTAATCTGAATCCATTACCTTGACGTAAGTGGCCATCAGCTTGGTATCTTCGATGAAGTTGTTGAAGATGTTATCATTCTTGGCGACGTGCGCACCGAGATCTGGGTCCAGTCCTAGCTGAGCACAACGGGTTGGATACCACACATCTCGAACGTACTTCATTTTTGCTTCAAACATAGGGAAGTCTTCGACTTCATGCCACAATATCCCAGCATCATGAGCTAAGTTCTCGCAACGCTCAACAGTTTCACCGATACCCAATCCACAACTTCCATGCTTCTTGGCGCCGACTCGTCCGTTGCCGCGCTCTTGCTCAAGCATTTGATTGATGATCATGTCATACGGAGTGCTAACCATCGCGTAGGGATCGATGAACAAATCTGGAACGGTGGCCCTCAACGGAGAATAGAGAAGCTCTACCTCCTTGAAGAAGGCGATCGGGTTAACGATGAAGAACTTACTGAGGAACGTAGCTGCGCCGGCGTACATCCCAGAGCCGAAATGGCTAAAGACGTGACGCTCACCAGCTGGGGTTTGAACGGTGTGGCCTGCTTGAGCTCCACCATTGAATCTAATTACGACATCAGCTCCGTGCTTCGCACACAAGTAATCTGTGATTAAACCTTTGCCTTCATCACCGTACCCAGCTCCGATAACAACCTTAGGTGTTTTCATTTATGATCCTTTTCGGCTTCGTGACCGTCATCTTTCCGCCTTCTACTTTGACTTTATAAGGTTGTGCAGGAAATTGGCTCATCAGCTCCATTTGGCGTAGTACCGCTTTCAACCGTGGGCTTGGGTCTCTCAGTGTGCTCAACGAAATCTCCCTGCAGAAAAAAGCCAATCATCGCGCCAGATCGAATGGTCTGGTGTATGCTCGCGAAATGGATTTTGAGCTAGCCTAAATCCATCCTCGTAAGCTACCATTCCAGATTCTGGGACAATAACTCTTGGCTTAGGAGTTATCAACTTGATTAATTTGTTTAGAATTTCCATCAAATAATTATAACATAGCTTCAAGCTCTTGTATATGAAATAAGAAAAAGCCCGGAAAATTTCCGGGCTTTTAATCAAACAACTTCAAAAAATGTTAAAGCCTAACCACACTCGACGTAATGCTATCAACGTCAGTGCTGAGACCACCGATAGCTTTACCGACCACGATCGAGGTATCTCCACCCCACGATGCGGCGACCTTGTCCTTGTCTTCGCCTTCGATGACCTGGATCGTCGAAACGATGACCTCGGACAGCTTGGTGTGATCGGACAAGAACAGAGCGTGCTGACCGAGAACTCCTTTCCACGAAGCTGTAACTTCTCCTGGAGAATGCCTAAAGTGGCTTCCTTGTTCGATCACGATGTGGAAAACGTGGTATGACTTAGAGACCATCTCAAGAAGCTGCTCGGTGGTGTAGTTGGTTTGAACATCATCTCCGAGAACAGATTTGATCTCTCCAGCAGTTAGAGTCCGCGGACACATCTCATCGCCCATCGTGAAGAGGTAACCCTTCTTGCCGCGCTTCTTAAAGCAATCGATTGACGTGTGCATGGCGGCGAAGTACCAAGGCAAAGTGTACGACTCGGAGCTGTTACCACCGCCATTCCCTTCAAGGTAGATCTTGGTCAGTTGATCAATGATGCGGTTGTCTGACTCGAACTGAGACACTTGCAACGGAGCACGATCACCAGCTGCTGCATCACCAACGGCCATGAACATCAGGTGAGGATCAGAGATCGGTTTACGATCAAGGATCTCCTTGAACAGAACGCCGAGACTTTCAGATGCCATCTGATGCGCAATGTGCCCCATTGAACCAGTAACATCAAGTGCTGCGATCAGCGCTGTCGAATTTGGATGATCAACAGAGTCGCATGATTCTCGAAATGCGACGTTCATCGGGTCGAGGTCTTTGTCGATCCCGTTCGCCGCAACCGATGCGGCTGAAGTTGTAAAAACCTTGTCAATAGTTTTCGCTTTTGTTGCTCGCGAAGTGTCATCCCACTTACCTGGATCCCATGTACCACCACCCATGTCATTCTCCTAAATGTGAGTCGATTGACTCGTTAAACTACCTTGCATGTAATCTTTCCGCCCAGTGCACCAAAATGACCTGCATGTTGCCACGTTCCTGACTGAGAACAAGCATTATCTACGCTCAACGTTACTGCTTGAACCCCCAAGAAAAATCCACCAACTAACATTATAATCAGCAGCAATCCATACGTTAGCTCTTTAAGCATCATATACCTCTTTCGACGACAGCTCCATCTTCACAAATTTTCGAGGACCAAAGCTGTCTGGTAAGATCTTATTGTACCACAATTTGTAATCAGCGACCGGTTTTCCGTTAGCTGGAGTACGCAACCACATCAAGAAAGCTTTAGGGATGCTCTTATCTGTCAAGAGCTTCATTCCATGAATGTCTCCAAGCAGCTCTCGTCCTGTTGCTTTGATCAGCTCAGAGTCAACCTTAACGGTTCCTACCTTAGCCTTGATCAAGGCAGGGCTTATGTTCTCGATCGTTCTCTTTGGTAAGGCTACCATCTTCTCTCCAATTATCGTTGAGTACCACCACCCACCGAGCAACAACGCTGAGTGAAACTTAGCGGAGATAAAGATCGTGTCTGGAGAGATGTGATTGTGAGCTACGCCCGCCCACTTGAGGTAGCAGCTTAGGTTATACAACCGGCTCATGATCCAAGCAACGTGCTTCGGGTCGATCGTTCCATAATGCTCAAGAACATCTCGAAGACAAAACACATCTGCCGTTTTCTTGTAAACGATCAGCTCTGAACCGTCTATAAGCTGGGTTGAGACTATAGTTTCCGGGAGATACTTAGCGTACTCCTTCTTCATGTCGTCACCATCGTATGAAAATGAAGACGTGATCTTCTTGGCTGAAGCTACCAGGTCTGAGTTACCAGGTTTAATGATGTAAGCGACGACCGTGTCGCTTATGTACATATCACCGAGCTCGAGCTCACGGTGCTTCTTATAGTGAATCTGAAACTTTCTTCCATCTTTAGAGCTAAGGTCTAGCTGTCCAGGAATTACCCAAAGGTCCTTCGCCACCTTATCTAAGGCTTGATTATAAAGCATGTTAATGTGAGATAACACACCATGATCAACCGCTTCATTCTTGTCTGGGTGCCACTTAGAGGATAGCTTTTGCCATTCCTTCTTTAACCCATCACGGGTAAACAGCTTCTCAGGAACTGAGATCGCCAGAAGCTTCTTCGCCGTTAGAGAGTAGATGTCCATTTAGATATTGTTTGAGTTTCTCGGATCCTTGATCTTTTCCGCTAACATGTCATTCATCGGATCTTTGATCTTATCAAGAAGATCATTCATCTGCGAGATGATCAAGCCGCGCTCAAGAGACCTGGCGACAAATGGCGCATTAGTTTTAGTTGGATCATACTTAAATTGACCGGTGATAGGATCGCACCACACCGGATGTCCGGCCGCGATCTTGTCCATGATGAACGCAAGTGAATTCTTAGCGTGAGCTTCTGTCATGTCTCGGATCTTGATGGGTTCACCGTGTCGAGTTATCCATCGAATATCAAGTAGTGGATTCATTTCATCCCTTGAAGTTCGGAAGCTGTTTTCGTAATTCAGCACGAAGGGCTTCAACCTTTTCACTAGTTAAGATCGGATTTTTTGGGCGTCCAAGCTCATGCTCATCAATTGCATTCTTGAGGCTTATAACTGGAAACATTCCTTGTTGTACGGCTCGAAGAACCGAAACCATCAATGGAATGCTCTCTCCGCAAATGTCCTTGTAGAGTATCCAGATCTTGTGACCATAGATTTGAAATGTATCCAGGCTCAAGATAACTCCAAGCCCACCAAGCGCGTTGTCTGGATCTATGGCGCCAGCTTGGTGCAAGAGGTCCACCGAAACTCGGAGAGCTCCAGGGTTATAACCTCCATCTTCTTCCCTGGAGATCTCTATGGCGATATCTTGTATTGACATGTCGAGCGTGATCCGTTGTTTTTTCATTTATCACTCCTTAGTTGGATAAACTGCGGGAAGCGCAGCGCAAAGGTTTCAGAGTTCTCAGCTTGAGAAAGATTTTGGCACTCGATCATTGCTGTATATCCAACAAACAGCTCCGGACGTTGAACCGCCAAGGTACGGAAAACTTCATCATACGAGCGACCTACCAGCTCTGCCTCAAGGTCAATCTTATTGTCAACGCAAAATTCAGCAAACCAAGCGCGAAACTTCTTGTCATTGACCTTGAAACCCCCGCACTTCGACTTGATCTTATTTCCATTTTCGTCTTCACCTTCTACGATGAAGGCTCCGCAACGCTTTTCGTTCTTTGTTCCAGGGTTTCCAAACAAAACGCCGGTGATCTTTACGTCAACGTCTAGAACAGGCTTCCACTTAGCCCATGTGGTGGTGCGCTTCTTGGAGTTCCACTCGTACTTACCTGTTAGCTTCTTGATGATCAAACCTTCATCTTGTCCAGGAAGCCCAAGCTCGATCACCTCTGTGTAGAACTCATTAGCCTCCTCCATGTTATGAAGGATCTTATGCTTTGACTTAATGATCTTGGTCAAGCCAAGCGTTTTGATCGAGACAGAGAGAGCTCCAGTACGCGCAATTTGATCTTTGTTAGAAGCTTGAGCTTCCCACTCAGCTACAGTGAGCATGTCAAATACAAAGAATCGAAGACCAGACTTGTCGCTCTTTGAACCTTTAGACTTCGCGGTAGCTTGGAAACCTTCGCCCAGTGCTTCGCCGTCAACCATGATTGGTTGTCCTACGTGCTTCTCTAATAGAGCAAGCTCATCATCGAAAAGACTGGTACAGTAATCAGAAGGAAGACCAGATCGCGAGAGGTACTCAACCACTCCGTTCTTCACTAATGCAACTAGTCGATTCCCGTCATATTTGACCTCACCGAGGCAAGGAAATTCCCAAACGTATTTCTTGGGATTGTAGATCAGCTCGCCTTTTGGACCCTTTGAATATTCAATCTTTCCGCACAGCATCAAGTCAAAGCTTGGGATATTGAGGTCTGGGTAGATCTTACGAAAGGTATCTACATCAGCGCCACACTTCAAATCTTTCCTGAGAACCCGCTCAAGATAGTTAGCGGTATTTTGAGTGTAGAGTGAAAGCACCGCTGTAACAGAACGCTTAGCTTCTCCACCTGTAATCTTACGATCATTTAATTGATCGAGCAAGTAGAAAAATGGATCGTAGTGAGCATCATATGGAGCGTAAACTTCAGGCTTGTCAAATTGCTTAACTCCAAATACCCTGAATGGATTGAACGTCTCTTCGATGAGGCGTTTTTCGTCTGGACCAAAACCGCTCAGAGCCGCAAACTTTTCAACCTTCTTACCTGTCTTTTCAGTTGTGGAGATCGCGTCGGCAAAGGATTTGGTCATTTTTATATTCCGTTAGGTATTCAATAGAAGCATTGTATCACTTATTCACCGTGAAGTAAACAAGAAATAAGCGCCAAATTTGGCGCTTATTAATTTACTTACACATCTCAACTGGCTTCTTTACTACTAGCCTACGTCGAGGTTTCTTCTTGAAGATCTTCGGCGGCGTGTAAGTTGGCATCGGAGGCAAAATGATCGGTGGATGTTCTACGTGCGGCTCACGTTCGATCAGTTGCTGGCGAACGTTTGGTTGAATGTAGATATACTCACCACGACCTTGAGCAAGGTTAACATTGTACCCATCACAGATGATCTTTTCTCCAACTTGATCGCAATCAACTGGCTGTACTCGTGGCCACAACGTAGCGGCCGTTGGAAATCCAGGCATAGATCCAGGAACGTGAAAAAACCCATCTGCAACCGGCGCCGCAACATCCAACCCTTCAGTAAATCCTTTGGATGGTTCTCCAGAGCCAAGTTCTTGCTTCTTGATCGCAAATCCATACTTAGGATTTTGCCAAGACGGAGTCCATTCGTTCTTAGGAGATACATCAGCAGCTGACGCAATCAATGGGAACGCAAGGATAGCTAAGATAAACTTCATCTTAATTAGTCCTCAAACCGAGCCGCCGTTGAACGATGGGATCATTCCCTGTGTATCCATTCCCAGACGAAGAAGCCGAGTTAGTCATTGACGGACCAGACGATCCTGAAGATGTATCTTTCTTGCGAGCTGGACACTGGACCCCAGAGAGCTCGATCGCTTCTTTATTATCAGCATCCATACACATGCGAGCTAAAGCTGCCTCCTTAAGGCCCATGTTCCACATCTCACGAGAATTTTTCAACATCATGCAATTTTTGTCGGTCCAGGTTGAGCCGATAGAAACACCGACGCCTGGCATCTGCAATGCCCCGGTAGATGATCCCATACACGTATCGTTGGAGCTAGTTAGCGGAGCTGCAAACGCAGAGGCGGCTGCTCTCTTTTGAGCTTCGACGTTGACAGATTGTCCTTGACTTCCAACACCAGTTCCGCTGCCGCCGAGGCCGCCTTGCCCGCCAATGGCGTTTGAGCTTGCGGTTCCACCATTAGCTGTTTGTTTCTGTTTCTGATATTGGCTCTGGCCTTGATCTTGCGAATTGGTGTTGGTTGAATTTCCTGAGTTGCGTACAGAACCTCCATTTCCACCAGCTGCGTTTGACGAAGAATTCCCACCCGTGGCCGAAGATGTTGATGAAGAGGTTGATGGAGCTGCAGTGCATCCTTGCGGAGTATATTGACACGTCGCATATGCTGAAGTACCGATAGCGGCGAGAATCAGTGCGGAAGCTATTTTCAATTTCATTGTTGCCTTGTTATTAAGTGAGATTGATAAGAAAAATGTACTGCTGTAGTCCAAACAGTACATTCATACTAACACAGTCATTAACGTGTGTAAACAGTTACTTGTGAAAATGTGTCAGCGGAGATACAAAGTCACTTCTTGTCGTCGATAAGCTTTGCCATGTCAAGATTTTTCTTGAGCATCGTTTGAATAGTTACTTCATGGGCTGTAATGATGCTGACAAGCTCGTTGACGACTCTAGACAGGGCCACCACGTCTTGATGCTCAGCGATTGAAGCTACTCGAGTAACTTGATTGCAAGTACTCGAGAGCTGTGATAGCTTCGTAGTTGTAACTCTCATGACTTGACGGTGATGTTACTTTCGATCAAGTTGCCGATCTTTTCTTGCTTGAAACGCTTGTATGGAAGGACTGACTTTTTGATTCCATACTTCTCTTGTAGCTTGGCGTCCATCTCCGTACGCTCAACCAGGTAGTCGATCATAGGCTTGATCGACGTCAGGTCATTGTCCTTGATCTCAAGACCAAAGAGCGAATCATCTGGCTTTGAGAGCACAAGCAGCTTGCGATCAGAAATTTCACCTGGATTCTTCTCATATGAAAAGTTGGCGATTGTCAATTGTACTTCACTCATAGCTTTCTCCTAGTTAATGAGTATTTCTCTATGACACCTTGGTGTCTTCTAAATTTATGTCCAAAGTAGTTGCGACCACAAGCATCGATAACGTATCCATCAGTGTGGAACTCTAGCCAATGTCCATCAACATAAGCCCACTCGCCGCCGACCAACCGTCGGTACCATGAATACTTGGCAAGCTTATTCTCGAGATAAGTACCTGGCTTTCTAAAGTGAGCTAGGATGCTTCTAACCATAAAAGCCAGCATAATCTCCCCCGTGAAGCTCTCTAAACGCGTCTGGTCTCGACGTGAAGAACATGTTCCAAGACTGGATGACCTCCATCCGATCTTCGTGAGTCTTAGCTTCTCTCATTCGTTCGGTCATCTTCTTCCACGCTGACCTCATAGAGGCTTGGCAGGCTTTTTCATGAAATGATTGAACCATAGAGACAAGCGCGATGATATAAAAGACCGCGGAGAAGAAGGTGCAAACATCCACAAGATCCATACAAGCCCACCGATATAGAAAAACATTGATAAGTTATTAGAGCTCATTATATCACTCTTATCTCTAAAAAGATACTTCTTCTAAGCGACGTTCGCAGAGATAAGATGTTTCATGAATGAGGTTTAAGTAATCTTTAAACCTCATCTCAAGCAAATCACGCTCTATCTTCGGATTCTTTCTAGAGATAAAGTTAAACTGAGCTTCAGAGATAGGGAAGCGAAGGTCGACATCGGCTAGGAAGTCGATAAACCTTTCAACCTCGCGCATCATCGCTTCTAGCTCTGTCTTATCGATCATCGTTTCGCGAAGGACATCTCTGGGAATACGCTTGTCCATGAAGATCTTCTTGAACCAACTAGATGATTCAATTACATCATTAAGCTTTTCATCTATCTTGTAGAATTGTCTCTTATTGAAACGATCTATCCAAGATCCAGTGATGATCATTCGATCTCTTAGATCTCTAAACCAGGGGAGCTGAAGCGTTCGCACCTTATCATAGATATATTCTATCTTTTTCATCTCTTTCTCGTTCATGGGCATGATCATCGCTACTGAAACGAGGTTTACTCTCTCGCTACGTCCAAAGAATCCACAAAGGTAGAGAATGCTCTCTACCTCTCTTATAACCATTTTCATTTATCGTTAGGAAGATAAAAATTTAATCCTAGATCTGCAGCCCACTCCTTAGCTTCGATGATAGCATCTTCTATATTAGGGTATCGTCCGAGACCGGTGTCATACGGCTCCCAGAATGGAGGAAGTATTTCTTTTTTGTCAAAGCTCTTTTCGGTTTTATTTAACCATACGTGAACCGCAAAGAAACCAGACATACCGCTGGTGACGGTGACGTAAGCTTTTCCATCGTTGAACATAATTATTCTCCATTAAGTTGAGAAACAATTTCATCGCGCTGTAATCGTAACCTGGCTAATGAAAGAGCTTTGTCAGACATATGTTTCTTAAATGTCCGATGGTAGTCGGAACCCAACGACAGCCGGTAGAGATCGGTGGAACTCTTATCTCTACGCCCTTCACCGTAGCGAGCAAATAAAGTATCAAAAGCCCAAGGCCCAAATAAGTTACTTAGATTATCATCAGATGAATTATCATTAGTTGATATTACTATCCAAGTTTTTCCAAATAGTTGTAATTTCATGCCGAGACCTATAAAATATGGATCTTGGGCTAGGTGTCCAGCCGCACAAAATAAGGTTCCACAATCAGATGTTTCTTGCTTGAAAGCATAGAGGCTAATCTTCTCTTGTGGGATAGATTCAATCAACCTGATAGCCCGATCAAGGTTACCAAGAATAAATTGATTTTTCTCGGTGCTCACCGGCTTATCGCCAAACAGAATGATTTCTTTACTAAACAAACGTTTAACTCGTTTAAAAAAGTTTTTCATCTTGTTCCTTGTATGCTCCAGTCTTGATAAACCACGTGTTTGATAAGCCACAATACTCCCAATTTTTCCTAGTAATGGGATTAATCTCGACTACTTTACCATCTTCAATCCAGGTTATCTGATCAATGTCTACCTTATTGATCTCATCGATGCGAGCCATTAGCTCTCTAAGCTCATTGATATCAACGTTCATGATACTCCATAAAATTTATGCAACCACTGAGTCAACCAAACGTTGAACTCTGATTTTAGCTCTTCTGAATACTTGTGTATGTCAGATACCTTCTCAAGCTCAGCGATGAGGTCCACCTTCCGATTGAACTCTTCCTTGATGTCGACGATATCTTCTTCACCACGGCGAATTTTTAGGAGCCGTTCAACTTGAGCTTGTGGTAGCGGGAATTGAAGCCTTTTGTAGGTCAGAAGCTCGATCCCTTCATCGACGATTCTCATGGCGTGCATCGTCGCCTTCCAATCTACCTCGGTCTTTGAGGCTTCTTTAACGCGATCCCCATATCCGGTGATCAACGTATCAACGGTTCCTAGCGTGTGACGGACCGTGTTGGTGTGCGGTAAAACTTTCCCTAAGATCCTGAAACATGGAGCTCTGTTTTCGTTGGAGGCATCATAATCTCCGATTGAAAAGCAAGATGGGTATGTAGCTTCGATCCCCATGAACAGAAGCCTACTGTGAGTTTCCATGCAAGATCCGAGCGTCGCTTCGGGGGTAACTTCTTCGATATCTTCTAGCACCTCTCTAAGCGAACGGCAGGCGTTCAGCCTAGTTCCCTTGAGCGAATAGAGCTTGGATTGATTGACGACGTAGCTGACCAGCGATCTCATGTTCGACGTTAAGAACTTCTCGCGGAGCTCAAGAACAAACTGATGAAACATCCACGCGGTGCGGTGAGCATCGTCTCCGCGATCACGATAGTACTTCATCGTCTCCAGTTTAGTCTGGAGCTCAAAGGCTCCGTAGAAGGTTTGTTCGGTGTGATCTCCTTCTATCGAGAAGGCAAGCTCAAGCGCTTCAGTTTGTCCGTTGAGAAACTCATTAGCAAAAACCTGAAGCGGAATGAACTTTTCATCTACGTCATCCTTGGTGTTCTTGGTGTTCTTCTGCTGGTTGGTCTTCTTTTCGACGGTGACGATCTTACGACCTAGCAATAGGTCATCGATGTCAGGTAAGACGATGTGCCGAACGTCACGGTCTGACTCCGGACCGTTGGTGCCGTATAAGCTCGAGCCGTACAACCCAGTGAATAGCTTCTTCATTCTACCACCCACTCGGCCTTACCTACAACTTCCATCTCTACCCACTCGGCGCGGTAGTATGCTTGGCCACCAGGTTCACCGTTGCTTCCAAGAGATTGCACGTAACCCTGGGCGCCAAATGGCTTCGGCTCGGTGACGGTCATGATGCATGCGGCAAACATACGGTTGCGGCAAGTTTCTGAATTAAGCTGGACTAACGTTCCAACTTCTAGCTTAGTGTTTGGTGTCATTTATGAAACCTTAATCGTCATCAGCTTTTGGGTTGGTGTGGAAACCAAGCTTGCGACCGCAGCTAGAGCTTGGGCTGGAGCATTCTTGAGGACATAGTTCTTTCCAACCTTGACACAATATTCGGCGAGCAGTCCTGTTTTTCCATAAGTAGAGCTTCCAGATAGACTATTACTCCAGTAACCACGATACAGGCGCCGTCCTTCGCTGTCGCGCACATCATAATCGCGGCCATTAGCTTCAACCACGAAACGTTGGATCTCGCTGTAAGCGGCTCCTTGGGATCCTTTAGATTTGAGAAAGTCGATGACTTGCGCGGTAGTTGCCATTTGGTTGGAATCCTCAAAGAATGTTTGATTTGAAGATGTAATTCTAAACTAAGATGCTCCAATTGTAAACAAAAGAAGGTGAGATAAATAGTAGCATAATCAATAACATTGAGAACAAACATGGCCAAAGCACCACCATTGATATTCGAAAGCTTGGAAGAACCGCAAAACCTCCAGTTTCTTACGCTGATCGAGTACAAAAGAGTTAAATACTTGACGGTGATCGAGAACGTAGTTGAGGATGATATCCAAGCTTACGTATTAGATCAACTTGCCGCCGAGGGGGTAAACCAAGATTGGTTCCTCTCTGTTGCTACGATCTGGTTCTACGGAGCCTCTGATCGTTATCCGCTTTCGTTTGAATTCGCAAAGCTGGGACAAAGCGACGTAGCCCGTAAGATCTTGAAGACCTTCAACCTTAACTCTACATCAAGGGTGATAGGAAAGCTGTTCACCTACCCGATCAACGCAAAGCCGAAGATCAAGCGTAGGAAGGTTAATTTTACACCAGAAACTAATGATATCGTCTTCAAGAAAAAAGAAGACACTAACTAAAGGAAACAATATGGCACGAGCACTTTTTATCTTGAAGCAACGTCAGGACTACTCGTCCGATATTCCAAACGCTGATCACAAGCAGGTCGCTACAGGTATGTTCAACTCAGCTACTTTTGTAGCTAACATGCTGAAGACCAAAGGCATTCACTCACACGTCGTGGTAGTTGTTGATAACAATGACATTGACCGAGAAGTCACGGCGTATAAACCCACTCACGTCTTCATTGAAGGATACTGGGTAATTCCTGAGAAATTTGATGAGCTGATGCCGCTACACCCGAAGGTCGAGTGGATCGTTCGCTGTCATAGTGAGATGCCATTCTTAGCCCAAGAGGGAATCGCGATCGATTGGACCTTCAAGTATCTTACGAAGGGAGTGATCGTTTCAGGTAACTCTCCGAGGATCAACGAAGAGTTAAGGATGATGGCTCGTGAATCTCTCGCTGATTTCGAGGAAGAAGACATCGAAGAGATGGTTCCGTTGTTGCCAAATTTCTATCCGGTCCCAGAGGTCGCTACTCACCGTCCCAATAATAGCGATCGCTACTATGATGTTGGTTGCTTCGGAGCTATTCGACCGATGAAGAATCACATGGTGCAAGCTATGGCCGCGATCGCTTGGGCCAAAGAACATCATAAGATTCTACGTTTTCACATCAATGCAGGTAGGGTTGAGCTGAGCGGACAAAGTATGTTGAACAATTTGCGCGCGTTGTTCGCCCACACCAAGCATGAGCTTGTCGAACATAATTGGACAGGACATGACGAATTTTTAGACATCATTCGTAGCATGGATGTCTGCATGCAAGTTTCATTTACTGAAACGTTTAATATCGTTGCTGCAGATGCGGTCGCGGTGGGTTGTCCGGTTCTCACCTCGAGCGAGATCAATTGGACATATCCCATCTACGCAGATCCTACCTCTAGCGCTGATATCCTCTCAAAGTTGAATCAGCTCTGGGAAAATCGTGGATATTACTGCGCTTGGAATCGTCAAAACTTGTTGATGTTCGGGATCAACACTCGAACAACCTGGGTAAATTACATCCTCGGCGACCAAGACGATTAAATATTCACCTTTAAGGAAACGCTATGTCTGGATACTGGGGGTACCACCTGATGCTTGATTGCTCAGGTTGCAACGATGGAATCGCTAGCCGCGACACGCTTTATAATTTCATCAAAGAGCTTGTGAAAGAGATCGACATGACAGCTCACGGCGAGCCGATCATCGAGTACTTGCTCCCAGGAGATCCTAAGCAAGGTTACAGCTTAATGCAGCTGATCACCACGTCAAACATCTGTGGACACTTCATGGAGCTAGACGGAACCGCTTACTTTGATGTGTTTTCATGCAAGGTGTATGACAATCAAACCGTAATAGATGTGGTGAAGAAGTACTTTGATCCTAGAAAGATCAGAGTTAACTTCCTCACCCGTCATGCAGATGATGCTTAAAGGAAATGTTTGATCAGGTCGGCGATCTGGTCAAACGTACAACCGTGATCGTTGGCGCTAGCTAGAGTCACGTACTGCTCAAATGATTTGTCATTAGAAAAATCTTCCCTATTAACATCGAGCCTGCTAAACTTTCTCGGATGAAATGGAAGCTCAATTTCTCGATTTATCAACTGGCCGCGGTGAAATCCAGGCATATCTTCTTCATCGAACATCCATCTGATAACATCAATCGTCGGTGTCCCAACTCCTAGGCCACCATGATTATCTCGAAAATTATTATCAGGTTCACTCCATCTAGAACCTTGATGGAACTCTTTATAGATATCGCAAGCTACACCTAGACAACAAAAACCATCTTCGTTGTCTCGTAGAGCTTTCTTAGCTTGCTTGTACCTAGGGAGGGCTTCTAGCCAGAGTTGTTTAACATCAGCTTTCATTATTTTCCTATCTCAAATTTCATCTGGAACTCCATCAAGAAGCTTACACATACCAAATAGCTTCATGGTTATTTCTTCATGTGCCAAAACCTCTTCCGCCTTAGCTAAGGCGGCTTCGAGAATGAATTCATTGACGGTTACTCCAAGCATCGAAGCGGCGAGCGTGATTTTCTCAAGACAATGATTGGGCATCCTAATGGTAATGCGGGCTTTCATTTGCGATCCTTGAATTGGATTGCGGCGGCATCTTTAGTCAAGTGTACCAAACCGCTAAATACATTTCTTGACAACGCGGGCACTGAGCATAAAGCTTACAGTGAACTCGGTCGATACCATCAGTAGGACCTCGTCGAATATCCATGTACTTGGAGCCGCCAGTCGCATCTTCTAAACACTTATGTCCGAACATTACACATAAAAGTTTCATGGCTTATCCTCTATTAGCTGATCAGCGAGCTTTTGAACTTCTTTTTGAACGAAGGAGAATGTCTTGTAATTGTCGCTATCATTAAAAATGCAACCATCAAACTCGAACATCTTGCTTGCAGGAATCTTATCTCCGAGGTGAGCACAATCAAACCCAAGCCACCACACTACTTCGTTAGCAGCTCCTTCTTGAGGATGACAAACATGACGCGACTCTTCAGCCTCTCCGCTTGGAGAACACTTGCTAGCGAACGTAATACCACCGTGAACCCAGACCTTAGCTGTATCTTTTCCAAAATCTGGATGGCCCTCTGGCACACCAACGTAACCGCATAGGTTACCCATGTCATTGCGTACGATAAGGCAATCTAGACCCTTGTAGACCCAGTGAGCCTTGTCTGGCTCTCCATCCCATTCTCCGCTACCCCAACGAGAGCGGTCGAGCACGTCATTCCAAGTCTTCATGTTCGTTATCCTATCATTTTGCGTCAACCGAAGTTACTCGAAGCTGATCATTTCCAGTAGTCCACACAACTATCGTCATGTTATCCTTCTTGAAGCTAAAACTGCATTCTGCGTTTGCGGCTAATCCACAGTCTTGAGTTTCGGTATACCCATCATGAATCATATCTTTGGCACGGATGGTTACGATGCTCAAGTCTTTTGCTGGATTTGGCTTCCAATCATCTGAGATGAGGTTCTGCCGAGCAAGATCATAATCCAATCCAATTAACTTAATGTCACGATTAGCGTGCGTGACAGCTGGAGATGATTGAGATGATACGACGGTCGGAGCCTTTTCATGCTTGAAAACTACACCTTGCAAAAAGGACAGAAAGATAACCGTCGCGAAGAATCCGAAGTAAGTCCAAAAGATAGTTTTGATGGTGCTCATTTGTTTCTCCTCAACGTGATATAAGCTTCATTGTCATCACCGAACTCTGCCATGCGAACTGAGGTGTCGAAGATAACAGCTCCACCAAACTGCTCTTTAGCTTTCAGGAGCTCAGCGATCACTTCATCGAGAGTGTGGCCGTCAAGCCAAGAGAGATTTTTGATGATGTTCAGAAGCATATGTCACACAGTTACAGTAACGTTGAGTACACCAGGGAAGTATTTCCCTGGAACTACAGACATCGGAGCCGCTGCGGAGAAAGATGAAGAGTTATGTTTGAGAGATCCAGAAACGGATTTAGTGAGCTTTTGTATCAAGTCAAGAGCTTCTTCAACTGAAAGGTGAAGATTTTGCTTGTTGCCGTTGAGTTCCATTTCCATGTCTTACTCCATAATTTAATGTAGTCAGTCGATAGAGTTATTATATCTCAGCTATCGCAAGAAGTACACAAGTTTAAGATGATGAGTCTCATTGTAGTCCCTCATGAAATTTTTGATCGAAGTACTTGTAATTGTTGCGTCCACTTTCCTTGGCATGGTACATCGCAGTGTCCGCACTCTTGATC